TTAGTTCTTAAGATATGAGATTAAGCGTATTCATGAACAGAAAGCAGACTTTTACAAAGAACACTTAGAAGATTTAAGATGTGGTATCTGGTGTTTTGTGGATGGATACAAGAGCAATCAATCACTGAATCATCTGAAGCATAAAGTTCCATGTTGGGAAGCTGAGGTTTCTGATGATATAGAGTGTTATGATTGTAATTGGGAAAAACTGATAACTATTTCTGATCCTGATGTGCTATGGGGGAGGGTGTTATATTCCTGAGAGGGAAATGTGGAAGATTAGAAATGTTAGGAGAAGAAGGAGAATTGCGTGTTGAAAGAAAAACCTATGAAGGCTATGCCATATGAAATAAAACAAAAGTTAAGGCAGTATGCAAAGATTCAAACTAAGGCAAAAGAACTTTCAAAAGAAATAGGTGATATGCTTGAAAGCTATGGAGTACCAGAAGATAATTTAATTGCTCTAGGTAATACTTCATGGGATTGCGAGGAACCGCAAACGGAAGGACTTGCTTTTCTACATAATGGGGAGTGTAGTGATTTGGAGGAAACAATAAAGGATATAGAAAGAGTATTTCTATACTTTGTAAATAGAAATAGTGCAGAAAAGTCTTGAAATGTTGCTTTCAAGTGGAGAAAAAATTATGATTTGTTTGGATTGTGGTAATATGGATATAAGATATGATGAAAAAGAAAAATCGTATCATTGCAATAATTGTGGTTCTCGTAATTTAGGGAAAAGAAAAGATGGATGTAAATATATGAGAGATAATGGATTGTGTGGTAAAAATCCGGCAGCTACATCATCAGGAGAGTGTGAAGCTTCATGCAGTTATTATGAAAGCAATTTTAGATCATAAATTCTGTTGACTTGTGCATAATAGCAGCATATAATATAAGTACAGTAAATAGTACGGTTTTAAGTACGGAAAGAGGTGCGTTATGATTGCAACAAAACAAATGGATGTAAGAGCAAATATAAAAAAGTATTTTGATATGGCATTTAACGGGGAACCAGTGATTGTATCCCGTAAAGAGAATAAAAATGTAGTTATAATATCTGAAGCGGAATATAATGAATTGGCAAAAGCTAAAAAAAATGCTGAATATCTTGCGAAATTGAATAGAGCAGATGAGCAGATTAAAAACGGTCAAGTAGTAACGAAAACTATAGATGAGCTTCTGGCAATGGAGGATTAGTCTATGAAAATCACTTTTGCAGAAGATGGATGGAGTGAATATCTCTATTGGCAGACTCAGGATAAAAAGATATTAAAGAAGATAAACCAATTATTACAAAGTATAGAACGGGATGGAGCATTGCAAGGAATAGGTAAACCAGAACCATTAAAATATGGGAAATCAGGATCGTTTAGTAGACGGATAGATGACGCAAATCGGTTGGTTTATGAGGTTTCTGATGATCATATTATTGTGAAATCTTGTAAGGGACATTATAATGATTGAAATAGGGGTTTAGATAATCAATCCATATGATTAGATTTGGAGGTAATTATGAATAATACAACGTGGGATTCTACTATTGGAGATGGTGGTATGAGAATAGAGACTCCGAAAAAATTGACTTCATTTTTTGATGACATCGAGAAAGTTTATAAAAAATACGGATTATCAATTGAAGGTAGCCATGCAGGATTTTCAATAAGAAAGTATAATGAAAAAGATATGGAAATATTGAGAGATGCAACTAAGAATTTTAAATAAAATATTTTTGGATAGAGATTGGAAGGAATAAATGATGGATATTGGAAAAAGCATGGGGTTATATAAACGAATTATGAATCATGATCCAAAAGCCATTGATGAAATAGAAACTTTAGATGATGCAAAAGAAATTCTGAAAATGATAACAGGTAATGTATATTTAAATGGAGAAAATTACAGTCTACAACAAGATTATATGCGCTTTAGAATGTCAAAAGAAGGTTCCAAAGATTGCTTTTCTTGTTCAAATAGTCATAGTGACGAACATGATACTTTACATTGTATGGAACGTAATGGGGAGACTGTAGAAGATAACGGATATTGTGATAAATGGAATGGATGAAATTCTAGTTTGATGGTTTATGGACAGAGAAGAGGTGTGATATGAGTAACAATAAAGAATTCTTAAAGTTTCTTCTAGAACGATTTGAAATTGAAAGAGAGCGATTTGACAGATCGGGTGTATATGCATACACACAGCGTCTACTTGCTTATAACTCAAATAAGATTGAAGGTAGCACACTTACTGAGGAGCAAACTGCTTCATTATTTGATAATGGTACACTACCAAAATCAGATGATTATTACAGAGCAAAAGATGTTGAGGAAATGAATGGACATTTTCTTATGTTTAATAAAATGTTGGATACATTGGATGAGCCGTTGTCACAGGAACTGATAAAGCAGTTTCATTATGAGTTGAAGTCTGGAGTATTTGAGGATCGTGCTAATGGATACACCATTGGTGACTATAAGCAGCGTCCTAATATGATTGGTATGTATCAAACTGTTAGACCAGAGAATGTTGAACAGGAAATGTATTTGTTAATGGACTGGTATGACAATCAGGTGGTAAATATTTCTGTATTAGCTGAGTTTCATGCAAGATACGAGAGTATTCATCCTTTTCAAGACGGAAATGGTAGGACAGGCAGGCTGATTCTTTTTAGGGAGTGCCTGAAGAATGGAATTGTGCCGGTTGTAATTGAAGATGCAAATAGAAATAAGTATCTGGAATCTTTGAAAGAATACAGGGAAGAAAAAAGTCGGAATAAATTGATTACACTTTTTGAAAAAGAGCAGCGGTTTTATTTTGAGAAGTGCAAATATTTTATGTAGGATATGAATGTTCAGTTTTATAAATAATGAGGTATTAATATGAGCAAAATATTAAGTACAATAGGAATTATTTTAGTAGTTGCTGGTACGATATTTAGTTTGTGGTCTATACTTGGCACAAAAGGAAATTATGTACAAACAGCAGATTGGTATGATCATCAGCAGGAAAATTTCAAAAAAGATAAAAGGAAGGTTATTATTGGAACAATTTCTATTATTATTGGAAGTACATTGCAGATAATTGGATTATTTATATAGGGTTGAAAGTGAAATTTCAATTGACAGGAGGTATTATAATACAAGTTATATTAGTTTTTGCTGTTCCTATTTTATTAACTTTGTTTGTAGCCTTTTTTGATTGAAAAATGGCAAGATAAGAAAACTAGATATGTGATTAAGTTTTGGAACTATATTGATGAATTAAATAAAAAATAGGAATTTAGAGGTATTTTATTGGATGCTACAAATCAACATATTGGGAATTTATTATATAAAATGTTTGAAAAGATGTTAAAGAAGTATTTGAGCAATATGCACATAAATTGGGGTTTGATAAATTTGATCAGAAATGGGAAATAAGCGTGATGCATTGGACAAATGATATAATTATATGTAATCATTTCGATACAGAAGGAAATAGTATATTGGTAGGTGAAGATATAACATCTGATAAGTATTGAGATAAATTAAAATGATTAAAGTGTTCTGAAAGAAGTTAAATAATGGTTATAGGTTATAAAAAATTTTATAGAGCTATATTAATGGGATATGTAGTTAAAAATTATTTAAAGCGATACAATTTAAGTATCGCTTTTATTATTTTGTAAGTTGTCTAACATAGATTGATATATAAACAATCTTTTTAATTGTGGATCATCGGTTACAAACATATCGTTTATAGAGCAATTTAATGCCTTACATATTTTTTCAATAGTATCAAACCGTATTGTTGATGTTTCTCCATTACAAATTTTACTAATATTATTAGGCGATATACCAGTCTGTTTACTTAACCAATATGGGGTTTTCCCTTGTTGGTTAAGTAATTCATTAATTCTTAGCGATAACATATTTATACCTCCTTATTCATATTATATCAAATAATAATATATTTATCAATAATATATGTTGACATATAATATAAAAGGATATATAATAAAAACAGTCAAAGGTAATTTAAAATATACATATAAGAAAAGGAAGGAGGTATTGTAATGTTTAAGTATAATAAATATGATGTTATATTTGGCGAATTTCCAGATATGGATGGTTCAGTGCAATCTGGGTATCGTCCGGGCATTGTTATACAAAATAATCTTGGAAATAAATACTCTCCTACATTGATTGTAATGCCTTTGACATCTAAAAATAAAAACTTAGATCAAGCTACACATTTATTAATAAAACATGATGAAACAAATGGATTGAAAGTGGATTCTATGTTATTAGCAGAACAAATTGCTACTATCGACAAAAAGAAAGTAAAAAAAATAGGACATATTTTCGATAGAAAATTACAGAAAAAAATATTTAAATGTTTCATATATTCAGCAGCATATGGCGATAAAGATCAAGATTTAAAAGATTTGCAAATAGGTTAGGAGAAAAAATAATGAGTATAAAAAAAATAAATCGTAAAGAAGCAATAGAAGTAATGGAAGAAAATTTAAGAATAATAAAAAATTGTAGTGATTCTGATACATTTCTTGTGATATCTAGTGATTTAAAAGAAAAAAGATTTATTGGTAATAGTAGATTAAATAGAAATAGTGGAATAAAATTAATAGAAAAATCGAAAACATATGTTTTAAATGATGACCCAGACGAAGATCCTGTATCAGTTTTATCAATGTACACAGTTATTCAGAAAGATATATTTAATATAATTCCAAATGGGGAAAAACATGATATGATAATTATTCCACAATTGAAATAAGAATACAAACAAACGTTCTGAAAAAGTGATTGACAAATACAAACAAACGTTCTATAATTATAGTTACAAATTAAAAAACATAAAAGACCCATCTAATCATACAAACGGTGTTGGCGCACCTCTGAATAAGATAGGTCTTAATACATACACACAAATTCGTTACCGAATGGTTAAGAATTTGAATGAGCAGAAACGCTCTTTTACATTATTACATATTTTTAGAGGTTAAGTCAAGTGAATTCAAGTGTTTCTGCAAAATTTAAATATAAATGTAGAATAATTGAGTAAATTGATTGTAAACATTAAAAAATATGTTAAATATATAAAATGTTTACTAAATCAGTGTTTTAAGTACACTGTATTTTTTATACCTATTTTTAAGAAAAGGAGATAAAAGATATGTTTATTTTGACAGATGGTAAAAATTATGTAATGGAAAATCCAATGAAGAAAGGGGTGTATATTAGTACAACGTCACCAGTACAAGCGAAAGAATTTACATATAGACAAGCGAAGGTATTATTACAAAATAAGAAAAAGTCAATGTCGTGGATTCGATCGTATAACGCAGTTAATCAAGAAACAGGAATAATAGATAGAAATCTAAAGTATTATAAAGGCAATGGTGGGATGTATATTAATGAAAAAAACGTAGGTTTTAATGAATGCATTATTGAAAAGATATATGGAGAAACAGAATCTATTATTGGACTTGCTGGATGGAGTATGACACAACTAAAAACATACGAAGAAGAATTATGTAATGGATTATCCAAATATGATTCTGCTGAGTCTGATATTGTTCATGCGCTCCAAAAATATAAAGAAGATAATGCTGGAAAGAAAGCACAAGCTCATAAAATGGCGAAAGTTGGTTATCTTCTTGACGAGGTAAGAGATAAACATAAGCATATTAAGCAATGCTTGAATTACATAAAAGTAATGGAAGACGCAATTACATATAGTTACACTATTGAAAAGATAAAATTAGAACTTACTAAGGCTAAATATACAGAATATAAAGGTAGAACAGAATATTATCAAAAAGCATTAGATTTACTAGATTAATATGTGAAGATTGAATGTTTATGAATAGAAAAATATAGAAATAAATAATATATAAATTATTGATGGGGTGTATAAAATGGAACGAATAGAAATACCTGATAATTTGAAATCAGTAGTGAATTCATATTTTGTAGATAATGCAAAAAAATTATGTAATATGGTTGATCAAATTTTATTTAAATTACATTTTACAAGTGTAGATAAAAATGATTTTTATTCTTTGGCAAATGAAATTTTTATGTATGCAATAAGGGACTATGATATTTCGCAATCTTTTGATGCTTTTTTATATTCATGTTTATACAAAAAATTTTGCACAGAAATGACAAATAGAACGAGAGATAAAAGATGTGCAAAAATTAAAATACAAGATAAAAATGAAATAGGTGAAATTGTGGAAAAAAATATAATTTTACCTGATATAAGCCTATATGCACCTATTAGCGAAGATGAAAGTTCTACTATTGGAGATATAATTGCTGATGATTTTTCTATTGAAAAAGAATTATTTGAGAAAGAAAAAAAAGAAGAATGGAGAAAAGAAATAATAGATTACATTAACAATCTATCGCCTTTACAAAGAAAAATAGTGTTTCTTTTATCAGATGATAATACACCAAATGAAATCTGTGAAGAATTACATATTACAATAAAACATTTTAACAATTCTATGAAGAGAATTCTGTCAGATGAAAAAATAAAACCGCTTAGATCATTAGTAGAAAGGATGTAAATTATGAAATTATTAAGAGATAAGATAAAAAGAGATACATATATGATATCTAAACTTTCTGGAATGATTGCAAGAGGAGATTTAAGAGATGATCATCCTCAACAAAGAAAATCTGGGCAGTGGGATAATAGTACTCGTGATAATTTTATTGTTACAGTTATTAAAAATGAAGATTTTGATCCAATTAAGATATGTGAACAACTTACAGAAGAAGGTATTATTCTTTGGCTGATTGATGGGCTACAGAGGTCAACTACTATTGCAAACTATAAATCAGGAAAATTTGCTTTGGGGAAAAAGATTGATCCATGTGTGATTGAATATCAAGAAGCGATAAAGGGAGAAGACGGTAATATTACATATGAAAATATTTCTTATGATTTAAGAGGAAAAGCATATAAAGATTTACCAGAAAAATTAAAGGAAGATTTTGATAATTGTCCTGTAAATGTCGTAAAACATTTAGATTGTACTGATGAAGAAGTTGGAAGACATATTATTAGATATAATTCTGGCAGACCAATGGTTACTGCACAAAAAATATCAGCATACATGTATAATACAGCGAAATATGTAAAGAAATTATCTGGACATGCCTTTTTTAACGATTGTGCCAATTATTCTCAAACTGCTGATAGAAATGGAACTGTTGATAAAGTGGTATCGGAAGCGATTATGGGATTAAATTTTTTTGGTGTATGGAATAAGGACGCAAAAAAAATTGGAAAATATTTGAATGATAATGCAACAGAAGATATGTTTAATGATTTTGAAAGTTATTTAAATAGATTATTAGAAGTTGTTACACCACAAACAGGAAAACTATTTTCGTCCAAGAATTCGCTTATATGGTTTATGCTTTTTGACAAGTTTTCTAAAGAAGGGTTGCCTGATAATATATTCCAATTGTTTTTAGAACATTTTGAGGAAATGAAGAAAATAAAAATAGAAGTGCCACACGAATACAAATTAGTTAAGGGGAGTGAAGAATATACAAATAACCTTTCCTTTGCAGAACTTGATGGTTGTAATTCTACTAAAAATAAAGGAATTATTGAAGACAAATTATATATTTTAGAAACAGTGATGAATGATTTTATACATAAAAATTGTGATAATAAAGAATACGTTGTAGAAGAACAAACAGTTACAGCAAAAGATATTATCAAGGAATATATCAAAGATGATATTGATGATGAAGAAATTGAGTTATTGGAAATGATGACTAATGACATTTCTGAAGTAATTGAGAATTTTGACTCTGAATTTTTATCAGAAAATAATAGACCTTCGTTTGTTGCATTAGTTGGATATGCTGATAAAAGTGGAAAAGATAAAATGTTGAATGATTGGTTAATACATTTTGAAAAAAAGAAAGAATTAATATCTGATCAGATACAGAATTTTTTACATATGAAACAAGATTTTGATCGATATTGTGGAGAAAATAAAAAAAGTGCATAGGAGGTATATATTTATGAGTTTAATAGGATACGCATTGAAGATGGCAAAACGATATTATGATTCTGAAACGTATGAACATGCGATTAGAGTTGTTGGTTATGTTGTAGATAATGATATGATTCCAAATGAAGACATGGATAATTGTATAACATTGGCGATTATGCATGATTTATTAGAAGATACGGAATATTCGTTTGGTGATTCTAGTTTGTCTAAAGGATTTATTGATTGTTTAGAACTTTTAACAAAACCTAAAGATATTGATTATGTAGAATATATCAAAAAAATTAAAGAAAACTATGTTGATTTTCCCGAAGCGTATTGGGTAAAGATTGCAGATATGAAAGATCATTTATTACAGACAGAAACGTTAACGGATGATTTAAAAGAAAAATATTTAACAGCATTACCATATTTATTATAAGAAGGGAGGATATGGGAATGGATATAGCACAGGAAATGAGAAAGGTGTTTGACGAAGAAATAAGAAAGACTTTGCTTTCTCCGTTTGAACAATGCAAAACAGAAAAAAGAGAAGCCAATCCAATTGATGAAATTCACAGAATGATAGATAAGTTGACAACGGTGATTCTGTGTAATGATGATGAACAGGAAGAATTGCAAGCGTTGGCAGACAAAGAAAGAGGATTTTATAAAATGATTGGAAGTCCTTATATTGAAAAAGGGCAGGCAGTAATTGTAAAAGATGAAACCACAAAAAAGGCTTTGCTGTCTGCTTATAAATAACTTGGTACAACGCCCCCTCAAATCTCCTGTACAATAGAATTAGGGGATTTAGGGGGATTGTGGAAAGGTAGGAGAATATGGAACTGAAAGTCAAGGAAGATAAATGTGAATACTATATACCGGAGAAGGACAACCCGTATCTCTGTATTGGACGGAATTTAAAAGAATGCAAGGACTGTCAGATAAGAGCAGACTGGGAGCCGGAAAAAGACCCATATCTGATAGGAAGATAATCGGGATTGTGGAGGGAAAGGGAAATATGAGATTAACAAAGAAAAGGGAAGATAATGGAAGATATTATTTAAGTGGCTTGTCAGAGGTATCTAACATATATCCTAAAGGATATGGGCGGATACAAGTAGGTCATGCAGTTGACAAGCTGGCAGAATACGAGGACTTAGAGGAAAAAAACAGACTGATGGAACTGCCTTGTGCGGTGGGGGATACGGCTTGGATTGTTTTTGAGGGAGAAATTTTTAAATGTATGGTATCAAAATTTGATATTGTGAGAAATGGTATTTTCCCAATGTTGCGTATAAATGAAACATTGGAAACAATAAGCGTTTCGATGAAAACATTAGAAAAGACTTGGTTCCTCACCAAAGAAGTAGCCGAAGCCGCATTGAAAGAATTGGAGAGGGGTAAGGGAGAATGAGATATAAGTGCATAAAAGAAATGTGTTTACCAAAATGTGATGGTGATGGTTTTGAAATTCCAAATAAATGTGGATTTGTGACTGTTGGAAGCATTTGGGAAAGAGATAATAGAGGAAGTATTATCAGCGGTGACGTACATATGGATTCGCTGAATGATGATTCTGATTTTGGATGGATAGAAATTTCGTTTGAGAGCTTGAAAGAAAATTTTGTGCTGATTGAATGAAATCGGTGAGCGTATGGGCGGTGTAACATGGATAAGCTAACCCCAAAGCAGAAAGCAAAGGTGAGGATATGACTGCATTAGAGAAGCAAGTCAAAGTAAAAGAAGTATTATCTCGTCAGTGTGGGTGGTATGGAAAATGTCATTACTGCGACTTTTTCGCAAATGAAGATAATACAGACGGAGAGTATTTCTGCATGATAAGAGATTCGGAAAAACGTGTACCATTTCAACATGGATGGGATATAGAAAGTGCAATGATAAGTGATTGAGGTGATAGAAAGTGGCTGCCAGGCTGACAGATAAACAGAAAAAAGAAATAATTGCTGATTATGTGGAGTCTGGCAGTTACAGAGCAACAGCAAAGAAATTTGGAGTGTCAGATAACACTGTAAAAAAGATATGCAATGAAAATGCGCAGATTGCGCAGAAGTGCGCAGAGAAAAAAGAGCAGAACACTGCTGAAATTTTGGATTATCTGGATTCCAGAAAAGAGAAAGCGAAAGATGTCTTAGACGCTTACATAGAAGCCTTGAAAAAGCCAGAGAAAATAGAAGCAGCGAAGCTGTCAGAGATTGCTACTGCAATGGGGATCGTGATAGATAAATTCATCAACAACCCGATGAAACACCAGTTGGATAAACAGAAACTTGAAATCGAACTCCTGAAGCTGGAAAGCCAGGTCAAGGACAACCAGCCGGAGGAAGAAGCAGAAGACAACTTCTTTGACGCTCTGAACGGAACGGCAGCGGAAGTGTGGGAGGAAAGTGAGGTAGAGGAAGATGGAGAATTTAAAACCGATTGATGTAATGTCAAAATGTCCAGTTTGCGGGACAACAGCAGTATTTGACAAGTCGCACAGTGACGAAGCGGAAAAAATAAAGTTTTATGTTCATTGCCCGGAATGTGGATTAGGAACAAAGAAAATTTATACTGCCGGAGTATTTCTTTCGTATACGGGAGATATGGTATTGATAAGTTCCGAAGTGAACGATGCAATTAACGACTGGAATAGCTTAGTCCATAGTTATGAAAAATCGAACAATGAGAATATTGGAACTAACAGAACATCAATATCGTTTTCTAACGATGTTTACGAGTACATAAAAGGAATGGCACGGTTTAAAGGAATAACAATGTCAGAATTTTCCAATGAGATATTGAAAAAATCAATGGAAGAAGATGAGGCATATAAATTTATCTTAGAAGCAAGAAAGAAGCTGGATACTGATGGGAAATGACATCAACACCCGCATAGAAAATATCCGCAAAGGCATATCAAATCGTGCAGCCGCCATGAAAGCCAAGGTGCAGAAGCAGGGCTTCCAGTTTAAACCATTTTCCACCAAGCAGAAGAAAGTCCTGACCTGGTGGTGTCCTGCAAGCCCGGTCAAGGATATGGACGGAATCATAGCAGATGGGGCAATCAGGAGCGGTAAAACGCTGTCTATGTCGCTGTCCTATGTGCTGTGGGCGATGGAAAACTTTAATAATAGCGATTTTGGAATGGCTGGAAAGACGATTGCTTCTTTTAGGAGAAATGTTGTAAATACCCTAAAATTGATGTTGATAAGTAGAGGATATAAAATCAAAGACCATAGAGGAGACAGCCATTATTTAACCATAAGCAAAGGAGATATAACTAATACATTTTATATCTTTGGAGGAAATCACGAGGGTTCGCAGGATTTGGTTCAAGGATTTACGGGTTCCGGTTTTTTCTTTGATGAAGTTGCCCTTATGCCGGAATCATTCGTTAATCAGGCAACCGGGCGTTGTTCGGTGGACGGTTCAAAGTTTTGGTTTAACTGTAACCCGGACAGCCCCAGGCACTGGTTCAAGGTCAACTGGATTGATAAGGCAGAGGAAAAGCGGCTTGTATATCTGCATTTCACTATGGATGATAATCTTTCCCTGTCAGAGCGGATAAAAGCCCGTTATCGTGGAATGTATGTGGGCGTATTCTTTAAGCGGTATATCCAAGGACTGTGGTGCGTGGCAGAGGGGCTTGTCTACTCCATGTTTGACGAGGACAAGCACGTCAAAGACAAACACATGACCGGGGAAAAAGAATGGGTTGTGTCTGTGGACTATGGAACGGTCAATCCGTTCGCCGCCGGGCTGTGGGCGTTTGATGGAAAACGGGCGCAAAAGGAATCTGAATACTGCTATGACAGCAAAGAAACGGGAATCCGGCGAGATGATGAAACGCATTATCAGGAGATATGTAAGCTGATTGGAGATAGAAAGGTATCATTTATCATTGTTGACCCGTCTGCTGCTTCGTTTATCGAAACAATCAAGAAGCATGGGAATTATATTGCCAAAGGTGCGGAAAATGACGTATTGGACGGAATACGGGTACAGACCACATTCTTAAACAGAGGAATTATCAGCTATTACAAGGACTGCGAAGCAACCATAAATGAGTACGGGTTGTATTCATGGGATATGGAAAGCCCGGAGGACGCTGTTATAAAGGAGTTCGACCACTGCATGGATAGCGACAGATATTACTGCTATACATTCCTGCGGCGGCGGTTGAGGTGGAAATATTAAAGTGGATATGTGGTAGAAAGGGGAAGGATATGGAAAGCAGCATAAAAGCATTTAATATGCCATTTGAAGCATGGTATAAAGATACGGTTTTGGGAGAACCACATATATACGTTGGTATGTACTATGAGAGCGGCGGATGTGATGGTGAATTTAAGATTGTTTGGGATAATATCGGAATCCAGTTAAGAGCCTATGATGATTCATGGGAAGTGTTAAGCCATATGCCGGAATTGATTGACCTTATGGGCAGGATTCAGATTGAGGAATTGAATCCGACTATTGAGGAATTTGCGGAAATGTTGAAAGGTATTGGATTCAAAGACCTTACAGAAAGAGAAAGAATTTATTGAAGCATCTGCCAATGTGGTAAGGAGAGGATAGGGAAATGAAGATAGAAACAATTATCTGCGATTGTTGCGGAGAAGAAATTCCGAAGGTTAAGAAGAAAAATATTTTTGGAATTGAAAGGGAATATTATAGGCTTGGAAAGCTGAATTATGGCTATCCATTTAATGATATTAACTGCCGTACTCTCGGACTTCATTTGTGTGAGCGTTGCGCTGGGAATATTAGTTTGGAAATGTACAAAACAAGAGTAGAATTGTGCGGAGGATTGATAGAATGAGCAAAGAAAAAATTGCTGAACAAATCCAACAAATCAATTTACTCTCAGAAGAAGAACAAAGGTATTTGTATGGGGAATGTGATAAATGGTGTATTGAGAATTTTGAGGACGGACTTGAAATTGTCGCTATAATGGAATCCGATAATCACGAAAACGGAATTACCCATAGTTATCTTAGAAATCCAGACAATCAACTTTGTTATGATGTGAGGGGAGAAAGTGGTTGTGATGAAGAAATAATTGCCTATACTGGTGCTGATTATTTCAATGACGAAATCGAGGAATATGTTTTTGAAAACCTCTACGATTTTAAGAAATTCTTAAAATGGGTAGAGTTTGAAGTTGTAAGGGAGGGATATCTAGTGTGATAAAGCCTGGAATTATAAGGCTGGCTTTCTTTAATCGCATTAAGCGGATTGCTAATGTTTATTGTTGATTATCCTAACACTTGGGATTTTGGGAGGTTATTGTATGTGCTGGATGGATTGGTATAACAGAATACTTGGAAAAGCGCAAGAAGAAATGAGGTGTTTTTATGAAAACTATTTTGCAACAATGTTGTGATGACGCTTGAGCTGTAATCCAAGGAAGAAAAAGAATTTCTGGAAACAAGATCATTGATGTTAAACAAGGCACGGAGGACTGTTTCTGGATGGAATATTTTATCCGGCTGAATTTGGCAATCACACAATTTCAGAGGGAATTTCTGTATAGTTATTTATGTGAGCATGGAGAATACAAAAATGTCGAAGAAAAAGGAATTATCTCAAGAAGATAGATTACAAATGGAAAAAGAGAATGAATTAAAGAATATAAAAAGAAAAATTATACATCTTAATACTCCATCATATTTTTTTGACGTAGGTGATAAAGTAAGTTTTGGATCTTTCAAGGACAGCATCGTTGAAGAAGTTTTGTTTGATGGAAAAGTTTATGTTTTGAAGTGTTTAGCAACAAATAACAGTTATGGCAATCCATATGATTATGAAACATGTAGAGTTGTTCCGTGGATAGAAGTAAGACCTATAAATGGATCTATAGATACTAATTTTTCTGAAAATCAAGATGTTAGGTTAAATTATTATAGTTCTTCAATAGAAGGTTTGCTGTCTAAAAAATATGGTTTTGGAATAGACTTTGATCCAGATTATCAAAGAGGATATGTTTGGGATGAGACAGATAAGGAACTTTTATTAGACAGTATATTTAAAAATATTGACATTGGGAAATTTGTTCTAATACATTTATCTGATGAAGAGTGGTATGAAAGAGGTTTAAGTTATGAAATACTTGATGGCAAACAGCGTTTAAGTACATTGATTGAATTTTATGAAAACAAATTGTCATATAAAGGAAAATATTTTAATGATTTAAGTAGAATGGATAAAATGGCTTTTGTAGAACATCAAGTATCTGTCGCAGAAGTAAGTGAAACAGATAAAAAGACAGTTTTGAAATATTTCTTGATGCTTAATAGGACTGGAAAATCTATGGATGAATCACATTTATCAGAAATAGAAAAGAAATTGAACAGTATGGAATAGATAGCTGAAAACTTGATTTCAACTGATAGAGAGGAGAGAAAAGTATGAATAACTTTGATAAAATAAGAGAAGAAACAGCCACTATGGAAGGTATGGCAAAAATGTTTTTGTCTTCTGATTGGGAAGGCAAAGGACACTATTTTAGTGTACACGCTGCTAGGTATTTTGATTCTGAAGAAAAAGCAATTCAAGCGGAAATTAAATGGCTTCAACAGGAAAGTGAGTAGTTTTAAAGTATGAAAAGAAATATTATGAAAGTTTATGCGATAGAAGCTATGACATTGGGAGGTTTATATCTTACAACTAAAGTAAGTCAAGAAGCATACAGTAGTTATGAATTGGCAAAAGAATTTTGTAGTAGCAGATTGGATAATCCGATACAAATAGATGATTATAACTGGAAATCGGATAGATATAAATATTCTATCTTAGTATTGGATGTACGTTAAAATCAATTTGTTAGAAAGGAAATGTTTCAAAGTGAAGGAGTGATAGGAGAGATAAGATGATTAATAAAATTTTTCCAATTAAACAGTGTCCAAACTGTGAAGGAAAATTATTTACAGTTAAGCAGTATATACACGGATATGGGGAATATTATGTAAATTTAGAAACTGGGGAAATTGAGTCTACAGAATTACATAGTGGGTTATCTTATAAAAATTCTGGTAAATATGCTATTTGTACTGATTGTGGAAAGCGTTTATTTAAAATTGATGATAATTTAAACGTTATTCAATAACGAATTTCGATTTTCATTGAGAGGAGAAAATTGTGTTATATAATATTGGAGATGTACTTGCATGTAAAAATACTGTGAATGCACGATGCTTAGAAATGAGTAATCCTGATTTTGATATTAAATGTGGCGATCAATATAAGGTCACTGACAAAGATGATTTTCCTGACGATCATCATTGTCATTGGTATGAGCTTACATCGGAAAAAGATAAGAGTATTGTACTAAATGCATGGAATGATGAAGAGCATATGATAATAGATGATAGTTTTGAGAAGTATGTTGCTTGTGAAGAAGGGTAATGGTAAAATGATTACTTGGAAATGTTTATATAAATTAGATGGCGAAGAACTAAGAGGAATTGTAAACGACATTAAGAGTGGTGAAAGTTATACTGTTTCAGGATGGGAGGATACATATTCAACAGATGATGATATTTTGAAGTATGCTGCCAGATGTGAGGTAAAGTGAATATGGGACGATTAGTACAAAAAATAAATTTTGGTTATGGAGATATGTTTGTATATGGAGAGGCTGATTTTGAAACTAATCAGTCTATGCAGGAACCGTTAGAGAAGTTGTTCAAATATGAGGAATCATTTGATAAAGAAATAATGCATACTCTTATTGATTACCTTGATAAGACAGTTTTTTATAAATATCATTCATGCAATATTATTAATGATGTAAAAGAAGCTTTGGGAAATTATAAAAAGTAAGATAATGGTTGAGGTGATAAAATGGAATGTGAATGGAGATATTTTATAGTTCTAAATAATGAAAATAATGATTACGTTTCAGATTGTGAAGAGCCTGGTGAAGGCCTTCCGTTGTGTGGAAGAGATTTTAATGTAGCAAAGTATTTTTTGAGTCCGAAGGAATTAGTAGAATGGGCAAGGAAAAATACGTCATTGGTTTTGGAAGAGGGAGAGTATCACATAGAAGGACATTATTTACCTAGCAATGTATAGAATGGAGTATATAAGTATGGATAAAAAATTTAAGCATGGAGATAGAGTATATCATAGGAATTTGAAACAGTATGGTACTTTTATTGGTTATGCATGGGAGTCTGATGATGAGTGTGATGTTGATTTTGAGACAGAAGATGGAGAAATTGAACAAAAGCATGTAAGTGTAAATTGGTTGGAATTAGCAAGCACAATTAAACCTGTCTTGGTTGTAAACAGAAAACCAATTGAATAGAATACAATACAATGGAAATCTAGTTGAATTTAGTAGATAAAATATTATTTTAAGCGGAGGCAAGATGTGTTTAATTAATATTATACTTGGGATGAATTCATTAATGGAGGTGTTAATGGAGGTGAAGAGATATGTTTAAGATTGAAGCAGTAGCAACTGTGTATTATACATGCTCGTTATCAGATGAAGATGGTCAAAAAGTATTAGATTATATAAAAGAAAATCCAGATAAGTTTGAATTTATGTCTGACAAAAATAAAATAATTAAAGCAATCGAAAAGTTATATAAAGACGCAGAAATAGATGTTTATGATGATTCTGTTGAGAGCGATTTTTCGACAGAAGAATTTAGATGGTCTGAATTTGAGAGAAGGACAGCGGAAGAGATTTTGAATATAAATAAACATTAAAATCTGGTCTTCATAGCAAAAAATGGAGGATAATGTATGAGGATAGATGCTTTAAAGTATAGAACAGAGAATAACCAAGATATTATTATTGTGGTAGATTTGCAGGTAGGATATGGCTATCAAAATAATAATATTTGGCAAATTGTCGATATAGGATATAAGACTTCAAGACAGCGGAAATATACATATTTATCCACAACGATTAGGGACAGATATGAGTATAGACAATTAGATCAAAAAGGACGTGAACAATATGTTAAAGAAAAATACATAGAATTTGTTGGTGAAGATAAGTTGAAAGAGGCTGTAATGGAAGCGTGGGAAAGTATCAAGCCAGATTTAGAAAATTTAGCATTTGTAAAGGCATAATTTTGAAAAAGTGTAAAGGGGTTAATATTGTTTTAAAAGAGGAATGTTTATGAAGATTATCCGATATTCAGTAGCAGCATTTGAACCACAGGAGCAGGCACATCACGCCGAACATATCCAGTATCATCTTTCTGGCGAATTTAATATAGAGGCCTGAGTTTTTAAGATATGAAATCCAGCGTATTCATGAACAAAAGGTTGCTTTCTATAAAGAATACTTAGAAGACTTAAGATATGGCATCTAGTGTTTTGTAGACGGACACAAGAGCAATCAATCACTGAATCACCTTAAACACAAAGTTCCGTGTTGGGAAGCTGAGGTTCCTGATGATATTGAGTGCTATGACTGTAACTGGGAGAAATTGATAACTATTTCTGATCCTACCGTATTATGGGGAGGGTGTTATATTCCTGAAAGGAAAATGTGGAAAATCAGAAATGTTAAGAGAAGAAGGAAAGTAGCGTAATTAGAAATTTGGAGGAATAAGAATGATTAAACATATATATGAAGTAAATGGTATTGATGGTAACACAGGTTCCTTATTTTCTGGAATTTGTATATCTGATGATATAGTAAGGGCTATTCAGTTATTCAGAGAAAATAGATATTCTGTTTGGAATATTGAAAGAAAAGAACAGGTTAATGCTAATGAAGAAATAGGAGTTAAGAGTGTAAAAATTTTGGGCGGATATTCTGCTGATAGTAAGTCTTTTCAAGAAATACTTGATGAAGTAGATAAAAGTATTACATCGGACGAATTATTTAGAAATGGTGAAATTATAGAGGATAGTGCTGGATATGAATCATATTATTCTGATGCTCCTGGTGGAGAATATCACAGGGTAAGAATTATTAAATTGGATGAAAAGCATTATGTATATAAAGAAAAAATAGTGATCAATAATGATTTAACTGAAAACCCAGAATGTGTAGCGTTTTATGAATTAAAATAGGCAATGAATTGTTGCTTTCAAGTGGAGGTAAATTATGATTTGTTTGGATTGTGGTAATATGGATATTAGATATGATGAAAAAGAAAAATCATATCATTGTAATAATTGTAATTCTCGCAATTTAGGGAAAAGAAAAGAGGGATGTAGACATATGAGGAATAATGGATTATGTGGTAAAAATCCGGCTGCTACATCATCAGGAGAGTGTGAAGCTCCATGCAGTTATTATGAAAGCGATTTTAGCTCATAAATTCTGTTGACTTGTGTATAATAACAGCATATAATATAAGTACAATAAACAGTACGGTTTTAAGTACAGAAAGAGGTGTGTTATGATTGCAACAAAACAGATGGATGTAAGGGCAAATATAAAAAAATATTTTGATATGGCATTTGATGGGGAGCCGGTGATTGTTTCCCGTAAAGAGAACAAAAATGTTGTTATTATTTCAGAGGCAGAATATAACGAATTAGCAAAAGCTAAGAAGAATGCTGAGTATTTGGAAAAATTGAATAGGGCAGATGAGCAGATTAAAAACGGTCAGGTGGTAACAAAAACTATGGATGAACTTCTGGCAATGGAGGAATAGTCTATGAAAACCACTTTTGCAGAAGACGGATGGAGTGAATATCTCTATTGGCAGACTCAGGATAAAAAGATAGTAAAGAAGATAAACCAGTTATTGCAAAGTATAGAACGGGATGGAGTATTACATGGAATAGGTAAACCAGAGCCGTTAAAATATGGAAAGTCTGGTTCATTTAGTAGGCGAATAGATGAAGCAAATCGTTTGATTTATGAGGTTTCTGATGACCAAATTATTGTAAAATCTTGTAAGGGACATTATAATGATTGATATAGGGGTTGAGATAATCAATCCCTATAGTTAAATTTGAAGAAGTAATTGTTGAAAATATTGGAGGAAATATTATGAGTGAATTTAAAGCATTAGATGGTGGAAAACCTTTTATACAGCCAGAGAGTCCTTTTTTTTTACTTACAGAGGATGTAGATGGAAATGTATCTTATTGTTGGTGGAATAATGAAAATGATCTTCGGGCGGATGCTGTTGAGAGAAGAGGTGATGGAGAACGGATCATCTATGCAATTGAAATTTCTTCTTGTAGAGATGTAGAAATTCCTCCTGGGTATACAGTTGATGATTTCATTGAGGAAGTCAATTCTGCTTATGATGATGCAAAAGGAAAAGATTTTGATAGTATTGTTTTAGCGATAGAAACAGATACAGAACAGACTTATTATATCAATGATACAGAAGATGGGTTCCAGAGTGATGAGTTTGATTATTATTTTGATGATCTGGATTCTATTGCGGAAACTCTATTTAATGAAAAGATTATTGGAAAACCTGTGGAGATTAGAATAGAATAGATTAGATTTTGAAAGCTATTTTTATGTGTGGATGGGGATAACATGAATATAAATCCAGATAAAGTAAAAGAATTAGTTATGTTATAAATTGGAGGAAGATGTATGGATAAGAATTAAATATTAGAATTACTGTAGAAAATACATGATATGATATACAATGGACAATGTATCGCTTGAGGATATTGAGGAAGTTAGAACTTTATTTAATTCTATTATAGATGATTTTATAAAGGAAAATATTATAGTTAAATAAAATGCTTTTTTTAAGGGGGGTTGTATGAATTTTCGAGATGAAATGATAAATGAAAAAGGAGATATTATGACATCAAGAGAAAAGGTAGAGCAGATGAAAGTTGATAAAGATAAGTATAGAGAAGAAGATATCAAAAAAGTCGTTAATATATTTGTGGATATTATAAAAGAATCTTTTAGAAATGTATCTCCTGAAAATGAATACATAGAAAATTGGTTTGGAAAAAGAATATATACAGATAGGAAAGTTTTAAAAATAAATTTTCATATAAGTGAAGTTGATTATTCTTATAGTGGTAGAATATCTTATGAAAAGCGTGATATGGATGAATACTATTTAGAAATACTTCATGCAGATCGAGAGGCGAAAAAAATATAGAAATTGAGATTAAGAGATGGTTATCTCAAAATGATATAATAATTGAAAACATCAAAAGTTGGGGGAAAAATGGTTTTTGGTATGATTTAAAAATGTATTTGAATTAAATAAAAATCTAGTTTTAAGTCGTAGATCAGAGGTGATATTATGGAGAAAATAACAAAATTCAAGGATATAAAGCAATTTACAACTGATGGTAATTACAATGTGTGTTACCCTCTTCCAAGTCTTGTGAAATACATCGCAGAAGAAATAGAAGAGATGAGTTTGCAACTGAATCCGGAATTTCAGCGTGGACATGTTTGGACTGAGAATCAACAGATTGCATGGTTAGAATATCATCTTAGAGGAGGAAAATCGGGAAATACAATTTATCTGAACAATCCATTTTGGCATAGTGATAGGCAACCTAAAGATGGTGAATATAAAGACTATGTATGTGTAGATGGTTTACAAAGAATAACTGCAGCACAGAGATTCATAAACAACGAAATCAAAGTGTTTGGATCTTATTTCTCTGAATATGAGGATAGAATAAATATTACTGATGCAGTAATGTAAATGATTTGAAAACAGAAAAAGAAGTATTACAATGGTATGTGGATATGAATTCTGGCGGAACACCACATACAAATGATGAGATTGAACGAGTAAAGAAAATGATTCGGGAACTTGGATAATTAATAATATATGTGAGGTGTTGACATGAGCAATCCTACAAATAAAGATTTTTTAGATTTCCTTTTAGAAAGATTTAAAATAGAAAGAGAGAAGTTTGACCGATCTGGCGTATATGCATATACGCAGCGTTTACTTGCCTATAATTCAAATAAAATTGAGGGAAGTACACTTACGGAGGAACAAACAGCTTCTTTGTTTGATAATGGAACTTTGCCAAAATCTAACGATTATTATAGGGCGAAGGATGTTGAGGAAATGAATGGGCATTTTCTTATGTTTAATAAGATGTTGGATACGTTGGATAAGGCATTATCGCAGGAACTGATAAAACGATTCCATTATGAGTTGAAATCTGGAGTATTTGAAGATCGTGCCAATGGATATGCTATTGGTGATTATAAGAAGCGTCCTAATATGATTGGCATGTATCAGACTGTAAGACCAGAAAATGTGACACATGAGATGTATTTACTTATGGAGTGGTATAATAATCAGGATATAAATATTTCTGTATTGGCTGAGTTTCATGCTAGATACGAAAGCATTCATCCGTTTCAGGATGGAAATGGTAGAACAGGCAGGCTGATTCTTTTCAGAGAATGTCTAAAGAATAGTATTGTACCTGTTGTGGTTGAAGATGTAAAAAGAAACGAATATTTGGAGGCTTTGAAAGAATATAGAGAAGAAAAATCTTTGAAAAAGTTGAAAAGTCTGTTTGGAAAAGAGCAGCAGTTCTATTTGGAAAAGTGTAAGTACTTTATGTAAGGTTATAATAAATGTTCGATTTTTATTTGGAGTATATAAACTATGGCAGTAACTATTCAGCACCCCGTTTAGGGTATATTAATTTTTGGTCAAAACAGAGAAAATAAATTTTCTGTTTTACCATTGTTTTATTGCAAAAAGTGGATAACTTTTTAATATAACTGCCAAATGCTTCTGGCCTGTGGATTATGGAACCATCAATCCCTGATTATAGCCAAATAATGTACTATCTGTGGATTTTATCCAAGAGTTATCGGCAGTTAACCCCTGCTTTTTTCTAGTTATCCACAGTCATTTTGACAGTACACCAAAACAATATGATTCGCTTTTTGGCTTATTTTCCAGTATAATAGAAGTATCAAATTTACCGAAAGAAGGTGGCCTGATTGAAACACGATGAACTGATCAAACAGCTATTACAACAAAATGAAACATTATCAGCAACAGTCGCTGCCCAGTCCCAGTTGATTGCCCGACTCAATCAGACCATACAGGAACTGAAGGAACAGCTTAACAAGAATTCCCAAAATAGTTCCAAACCGCCATCCACCGATGGCTTTAAAAAGCCTGCCCCCAAAGAGCCTCCGGAAGCCATCCGGGAAAAAGGCCGGTGGGCAGAGTGGGCACCAGGGGACACATCTGGCGGTGGTAACAGCCCCGGATGAAACCGTCAGGCATATGCCGTCCCCATGCGAAGGATGCCCACACTATCAGATGTGCAAAAGCACCGCATGCATTGCAGAAAAGCGCCATGTGATTGATGCAGCTGTTACAGTCAATGTGACGGAGCATCAGGCACTGGAGCTTCCAATCTGTATGCTGCATGGGGACACCCGCAGAGGCGCTTTCCCTTCTGGCGTAAAAGCAACCGTACAGTATGGTGAAAACCTTCAGGCATTAGCTGTTGCACTAAATACCGTAGGCGCAGTCAGCATCAAACGTACCCATGAGATTCTTTCCGGAGTATTTAACATTCCGATTGCAACAGGAACGGTCAGCAGCATGGTAAAAAGATGCGCTGACAGTCTGAGTGAAACAGTAGGTAAGATCAAGGATAAGATGATCGGTTCTGCGCTTGGACATTTCGACGAAACCGGAACCAGAGTGGATAAAAAACTCTGGTGGGTTCATGGCGCCTCAAACTGTGAATACACCTATCTTGATATCAGTCCCAAACGTGGAACTGCAGGTATGGAGCAATGCGGCGTTCTTCCGGAATTCAAAGGGATTGCCATGCATGACTGCTGGGCTTCCTACTGGAATTATCCGGATATTCAGCATGCAGTCTGCTGTGCCCATCTTCTCCATGAGCTGGCCGGGATCAGTGAAAACCATCCCGGGCAGAGATGGGCATCTGGATTTATAAACCTTTTACTGGAAATGAAAAAGGTTAAAGAGAAAGCTGTAGGGAAGGGCAAGGACTCCCTGAGCTACTATCACTGTCATAAGTTCGATAAGAAGTATGATGAACTCCTCGAACTGGCAAGGAAAGAAAATCCCCTTCCGGAAACCGCAAAGAAAAAGCGTGGACGGAAGAAAAAAGGGAAAATCCTTGCCCTGGTAGAACGCCTTGCGAAATACAAGGGATCAGTCTGCCTTTTTATCCATAACTTCATGGTTCCGTTTGATAATAACCAGGCGGAGCGTGATCTACGGATGATAAAGGTCAAGACCAAAGTATCCGGCTGTTTCCGAACGGAAGAAGGAGCCAGAGATTATCTGAAAATCATGTCCTACGTTGGTACAGCACATAAGCAGGGATACAATGCTTACGAAGCAATCAAAAATGCAATTTCAGGTCACTCGGATTTCATCTTTGAATGAGGGGGGTTCTGAATAGTTACCTATGGCACATAAAAAGGCCGAGAAAATAAAAATTGGAGATTCTGTTTATTCTAAAGATGGTTACATTTTTACTGTAAATAGAATTGGAGAAAAACAAATGCGGCAAATACTGAAAAGTATATTATGTTTTACGGAACAGCAACAGTTGGAATTGATGTGAATTATAATCATAAGCAAATTATTTGATATAATGAAAAGAGGTGGTTAAATGGATGAGAAGATAATATATGAGATTATGCATATGGACAGAAGGGTTGCAAGAATTAGCGAATCTGGACATTGTAAGATATATTTTAGTTCGTTTATGCCATATAATTTGTATTTAGAAGAGGACGAAGATGTGGACACGTTAGTTAATAATATTACAAATTTTAATTATTGGTGTGCCACAAGAGTCCTTACTTTAGATAGAAAATATGCAAAAGAGATATTAAATAGCATAGGTATGCTACAAGCAGTAACAGATAAAGAAAGGGCAAAAATCGCGTTATCATATAGATGTGCTTCGTTAACAGATGTTTTTTGGGTTAAATTAAGCAAAGAAAAGATTTCATTTAGTGAAATAAATTTGTATGAAAATCATCTGAATAATACTTTTATTGACATTGCTTTGAGAGGAAGACAGTATACGGTACAAAATGAGTGTTTGGCCAGGGATTTGTCAACAAATGGCTGTTTCCCAAAAGCTTGGCAGAGGGTTGAGAGTGGATTTAGGTTATTAAAAGATGGGGATCAAGATGCGGTTGAGCGTGAAATTCTTGCCAGCAAAATATGCAGGTGTTTTGATGTTGCACAGGTATTATATGAAAGAGACTATTTTGATGGAGAAAAAGTAAGCGTAAGCAGTAATATTACAAGCATAGATTACTCAATTGTGCCTATGGAGTTTTTTGAAATATATTCTTTGAATCATAACAGAAATACAAAAAATTATATACTTTCCCTGGATAGACACAATTATTATATGATGAATATCATAGATTATTTGATTGGGAATACGGATAGGCATTGGGGCAATTGGGGAGTTTTGGTTAGAAATTCAAATAATAAGCCGATTAGATTATACGATCTTATGGATTTCAACCAATCATTTAATGCTTACGACAATATAGAGGGAGCAAATTGTCAGACTATGTTTGGGGAACATATTACTCAAAAAGATGCTGCCATTAAATCTGTAAAAAGGATTGGGTTAAATCAATTAAAAGATGTTGGTAAAGAATGTTTTTGCGAATTGCCGCAATTTTACCAGATGTTTTGTGAAAGGTTGGAATTATTAAAATCTGGCATTTAGCAGATGTTCCGCAGTTTATATGAGTTGCAATATTGAATGATTTGCAATCTGTCATACGTTTTGGATGGTGACTGAATTGTAAGGTACGCATTTTTTAATGTGGTTGCCCTGCGGGGGCATGGAGGTTCGAATCCTTTCCATCTAAGTTATTATATTAGTGTATTTGCATAAGTCGGTGTTATCTTTACGAGGAAAGCGTATGCGATTCCCGTAAAGATGAAACAAAGCCGACAGAAGTAAGAATAATTTCGCTATCGCACACAATTTTGAGGAAGGAGAGTATTTACATATGAAAAATGGATACTTGACTATTATACAACAATTTAAGAAAACATTAAATAATGAAGGAATTAGCAGGATACAGGATTCTAAATTGAGAAAATATGTTACAATCATTGGAAGATGCATATAGTAGGCGTTTCCAAGATTTATTGAGGAGGTTAATATAAAATCATCAGATATGGAAAAATTAAAACCATATGTTGTAACAAAACAAAGCACAGATGGAAGTTTAGAAATAGGAGACATTATTTGGATTTCAAACGATGGGCGTTTAGTTTCTACTAAGGGTTGTGGATTACTGGAAAATGAAGAATGGACGTCCATTAACACATCTGACTTTGAGGTTGATGAATACGTAACATATTACATTGATGTTATTGAAGGAAAGAGAGAAACTATAAGACCAATAAATAATATAATTTGACATATTGATATGTAAGAGTGCTGCATAATATAAGCAACACTCTTTTTTGTAAATTCAATAATCAATTCTTTTGTGAAATTCTGGATCATTAGTGCGACCTATTAAAAAATCAATAGACACATTAAAATGATCGGCAATTTTGATTAGCATCTCAATACTTGGCTTTCTTTGAGCGTTTTCAAAATTGCTAATAGTAGATTTTGTAGTACCTATTGCATTTGCTAGTTGTAGCATTGTTGAACCTTCTGAATTGCGAAGATCTCTTAAACGTGATGCGAAACTATGACAATCAAATAAAAACATAAAATCACCCCTTGACATATGTATGCAGATAGCATACAATAATAATATAATTCGAAAAGTATTCAAACGGCATACATAATGCGTAAAATACTTATGTTGAGCAATAATATGTTTGAATATAATTTGAAAAAAGAATGACAACCCTATCCCGACCAAAGTTTAGAAGTTGTCATTCATTACATGATTTGAACATAGTCCAAAGTCAATTATATTCTATCGTACTTTCTGGACTATTTCAAGTCAAATTTTCAAAAAAATGTACATTGACAATTAAATAGTTAGTATCGCATGTATAATTTTGGAAATAATGCTGAAAATTTTGAGAAGTGGTTATTGGAACTATTGATCAGAATTTATTCACAGAAAGGAAATGATAGAATATGGAAGAAAAAATTTTAACAGTAATTCAAGAAACTGAAATTCTTGGGAAAAGTATTCAAATGTACAATAGTATTGAAAATCCGTTATTTTTAGCTAAGGATGTTGCAGAATGGATTGATTATTCTATTTCAAACGTAAGTAAGATGCTAAAAACTGTAGACGATGATGAAAAAACCACTCGTAAATTTTGTACGAGCGGTTCAAATTACCAAACAGAAGCATGGTTTCTGACAGAAGATGGATTGTATGAATGCTGTATGCAATCTAAAAAACCTATCGCAAAGCAGATGAAAAAAGAAATCAAACAATATCTTAAGTCAATCCGCCTAACAGGTGCAGCAATTACAGAAGGACGTGAGGAAGAAATGGTGAGTAAATATTTCCCATCATTTTCAAAGGAAGTTCAGACAGAAATGGTCAATGATCTAATTAGGCAAAATAGGGAATTGAAGCAGTTTTATGATGATTTAATGAATACTGAAGGCCTTATGAGTATCAACACAATGGCAAAAGAGCTTAGAATTGGAGAATATAAATTATTTGCTTTTCTTAGGAATAAGAAAGTATTCTTTTATGACAAAGATATGGTGAATATACCTTATGAGAGATTTAGGAAAGAAGGTAAATTTGTAGTTAAGGAAACACCTTGCCATGATGGGAAAATCCGCAGCGTTACATATGGAACTAAAATTGGTCTTGATTATGTAAGAAAATTGCTTAGAAAAAGTGGATACTATGAAGACATTATTCCAGTGGTAGATTGATTATGTAAAATGTGGATGGCCAGCATCAGCTTTATTTGCTGGCCAGATTAAATAAGATGTATATAAAAAGGAGACTAAAATGGAATATAACGTACATTCAGATTTTTCAGTAGAAAAACATAAAGAAACTTTCATAAATTATTTAGAAGTTATAATAGATGAAAATGGCAAAGTTATGTATGCAGTTCCATCGCATCAAGAAAAACTCATCACACTTGCATGTGATAAATTAGGTGTTACAAGAGAAGAGTTAAATGACATGTGCCCACGTGAATATATCTTTGCTTTCATGGAATGGCTTTGTTATATTAGTGGAGCATGTGCCGTTTGGAACAATTTTTTCATTGGAGATAATTTGAATAAGAGGCAAATAGATTCTTTAAGGATATTAAAAGAAGAAAAATTATATTCTGGTACAATTCCTATATAATAGAAATAAATCAATCTATGTGTTGTAGAAATAAAATAAATTTGTTATAATTTAAAAAAGAAAGGATGTGATAATATGGGTTTAGCAGAATTTGAAAGAAAAAAAGATGAAAAAATTAATGGTGTCATTTATGATATGTCGCCTGCCCCAGATTTTAAACATGGAATCATCAATAGTAATATCCATAGGATTATAGCGACTGGGTTGAAAAATAGCCTATGTCTGGTGTTTATGGAAAATTTGGATTTTAAATTTAGGCCAGATGTAAATGATGATTATGTCTGCCCAGATATTATGGTGATTTGTGACCGTAAACATTTGAAGGGAGGAAGCTATAGCGGAATCCCTAAATTCATTGTGGAAACTCTAAGCCCGTCCACTGCAAAGAAAGACAAGACAGAAAAGAAAGAATTTTATGAGAATGCTGGGGTGGAGGAATATTGGATTGTCTCTCCTCAAGGATCGGTAGAGGTTTACTATTTGGTGGATGGGAAATATGTATTAGAGCATAGTTATATGCTCCAGGATGACAAAGAAGATGATGAGTACAATGCGGATGAAATAATCTGCTTAAAATCATTTTCGCATATTAAAATGACTTTAGGAGAGATATTTGAAGGAATTAAATAGAGGTTGGATATGTAAGGCGATACTTATTTTACAGTATCGCCATTTTCACGCTCTAAAATATCTGATACTTCACAATTTAGAGCATCGCATATTTTGTCAAGCACGTAAAATCGGATCCCGCTTGTTTTCTGGTTGCAAAGTTTAGATATAGTGGCAGTGGTAATTCCAGTTTGCTTGCTTAACCAGTAAATAGATACATTATTTTTTTTTATGACTTCACGTAATTTTACAATCATATCCTCATCCTTTCATGGTTTATAGATATATATTACCAGAAATATGTATTCTTTGCAATAATATTGTTAACAATACGTATTTCATGAGATAATATTGTTGACAATACGTATTGTATATGATATGATGTAAAAAGTAAGATACATAAGGAAGGAGGTATCACAAAATGATGAACAGTTTTAACAAGTATGATGTGGTGTACGGAATATTTCCAGATAGTGATGGCTCCTCCAAACAATCTGGATACCGACCAGGAATTATCATACAGAATAACATAGGGAATAAGTATTCTCCAACATTGTTAGCGATCCCACTAACGTCAAGAATAAAAAAGATAAACCAGCCGACACATATGCTGGTGAAAAGTGATCGGAAAAATGGACTTAGAACAGACTCAATGTTATTAGCTGAACAGATTACAGCAATAGATAAAGAAAATGTGAAAAAAATTGGGCATATCTCCGATCGGAATGTACAAAGGAATATTTTTAAATGCTTTATACACAGCGCAGCTTATGGAAATGATGATGATGACTTAAAAGAATTAATGTTAGGAGAGTATAGTTATGGCTAAATTGATGAGAGTAAGTAAGAAGACGGCTATACAAATTATGGAAGAGAACTTAAAGGTTTTAAAACAGAGTAGCGATTCGGATACGTTTCTTTTAATATCATATGATTTGGAAAACGAATCGTTTCTGGGGAGAAGGAGAATGGATTATGCTGGGGGAATGAATCTAGTAGACAGAACAAAGACGTTTGTGCTAAATAAGGATATTGACGAAGATCCGATATCAACATTGTCGATGTATACTCATACCCAAAAAGATATTTTTAATATAATAAAGAAGGGAGAAAAACATGACATGATAATTGTTCCTCAATTAGAATAAAATATTATGGGATAAATTGTCGAATATTTGTTCGGTAAAATGCTTGACAAATACAAACAGTTGTTCTATAATGTGTTTTGTTGATAGGAAATGAAAATAAAAAGACCTATCCAAATCATACAAACAGTGTTGGCGCACCTTTGATTGGACAGGCCTTAAACGAATTTTGAGCAGAATTGCTCACGCTTGTATTGTACTTGTTTTTTTCTAAACAGTCAAGTGTTTTTGGCAATTCTATAAAATTTTCCTACACGAGAAAAACTTAATAATGCGTAGGCTCCTAGTTCAACGGTCAGACCAATCGCCTCATAAACGATAAGTTTTGGTTCGAATCCCAAAGGAACCTACGTAATTAAATCAGTGTTTCATTAGATGAAGCATTGGTTTAATTGCCATAAAAATAAGGGGAAAAGTGTATGCATATATAGGCTTATATGTCATATATGCAATTTTTGTACTCATTTTTACATTTTTTGTACATATCACCGTTTTTTAAAAAAATGTGTTTTGTGTTTTTGCGAAGTAATTCTCAAATAATCTTGAAGACTATATAATGACCACCATGAATTGGTGAAATATATTATGAAAGGAGTTTTAAATTATGTTTATTCTTACAGACGGAAAGAATTATATTATGGAGAATCCGGTTTCGAATGGTGTGTATATCAGCACTTCTTCACCTGCGATGGCGAAAAAATTTACCTTCAAACAAGCAAGGAATTTGTTGAAGAATAAAAGTAAAAGAATGTCGTGGATCAAAAGTTATTATATGGTTGACCAAGACACTGGGAAAGTGGCAGAAATGTCACAAAATTACAAAGGTAATAAAGGAATTTATACTGGTGCAAATGACGTTGAATTTGATAAGTCTATTATTGGAGAGATTTATGGTGAGGCGGAAAAGATTACCAATCTTGCTGGATGGGATATGAATCAGTTGAAAATATATAAAGAAAAACTAAATATAGGGTTGTCGAAGTGTGATTCGGCAGAGTCTGATGTGAAACATGCCATACAGGAATATAGGAAGAAGAATGATGGGAAGAAGCCTCCTGCACACAAAGCGGCAAAAATAGGGTATATGCTTTTGGGTGTAAGGGAAAGTCATGAGAATATAAAGCAATGTCTAAAATACATCCAGGTTTTGGAGGATGCGATAAATAACAGCTTTACAATTGAAAAGACGAAGGCTGAACTTGAGAAGGCAAAATATGCAGAATATCAAGGAAGGACGGAGTATTATCAGTTAGCATTAGAAATATTGGGTTCGGGGGTGAAAAAAGATGTGGTGTAGAAGATGTAATGTGATAATGGGAATAACTGGGACAACCTATGAGAAAAAGAAAAAAGACAATAGCGGAAATAGCGGAGAAAGTAAGGATATTATACATAAAAGATACTGTAAATGCCCTATTTGCCATAACAAAGTTTATAATAATTCTGAAAATTTTCAGGAACTTTTGAAAGAAGAATTGCGAAAGAAGAAAAGTGGAGATAGTGGAAAGAGAAGAAAGTAAATAAGAACAGATTGGATGTGTATTAAAATGGGACATGCATGGAATCCATATTATAATGAAAAAATGGAATATTATTATTCTGAAAATGCGAAAGAATTACATAATCTTGTCCATCGGATATTGCATAAAAAAATAGGGGGAGTTGTAGATAAAGATTTGGATCACTTTTATTCAATTGCTAATGATGTGTTTTCTGAAATTGTCTTAAAGGACAGTTACGATCCATCAAAAGGGGATTTCGGAGGTTTTTTGTATAAATCCATTAAGAATAGGATTATATCTGATTTTTATAAAACACAGAATGCTGACAAAAGAAAGATGAAAATAGAAGATAGAGATGAGAATGGGAATATAATATTTGAAAATAATGGGAAACCCAAACGTGTCCCAATACAAGACATTCGGTTAGATGCGCCAGTTAAAAATGGTGAAGGGATTACATATGGCGAAATAATCCGAGATAAGTTTGATTTAGAAGAAGAAATATTAAAAAATTTAAAAGAGGAATATAGCGACAAAATGAAGCTGTATTTAGACGGGCTTTCAGATTGCCAAAAAAAAGTTTTATTTCTTATATCAGATGGTTATTATCCTCACGAGATAGTAGAAATGTTGGGTATTAGCAAAAAGCAATATTCTAATTGTTATTTGGCGATACATTCATATAGGAATATTTCAAAATTAATATAATTGGGAGGAATTATCAATGGCGAGACCAAGAAAACAGACTTATACATTAGATATGTATTTGGCAAAGACAAAAGATGGGGATATATGTAATGATGCAGACACACAGAGGGATTTTGCGTGGAAGAATGAGCAGATCAATGAATTAATTTATACGGTTTTGACAGATGATTATATCCCGCCAATTATACTTGGAGAAGAAAATGATTCACAATTACATATTGTAGATGGCGGATGTAGGACAAAGGCATTAGATAAATTTAGATATGGAAACCATAAAATCACATCTACGATAGATGATTCTAAGATAGTTTATAAGAAGAAAATAATAAGTGAAGACGGAAAAATCCATTGGGAGGATGGGACGTTTGATATAAAAAATAAAACATATGATAAACTTCCAGATGAGTTAAAGAAAAAATTCGATGAATACCAAATAGAGACTGTCATTCATGAAAACTGCGACAGGAAAAGGTTGTCTAAATATGTAAAAATATATAACAACCATATTTCAATGAATAGTAATCAGAAAGCATTTACATATTTATATAATTTTGCACCAAATGTTCGTAGAATAACAAATAGTAAATTTTTTATAGAAAAAAGCGATTTTAAGGAAATAGAAAAAATAAAAGGCGTTATTGAAAGAACAATTGCTGAAACTATCATGTGTTCTGATTATTTAGATGATTGGAAGAAAAATGCAAAATTAGCATGTAAATATTTGAATAACTGTGCAAAAGATGAGGATTTTGAAAAAGTTGAAAACAACTTACATAGATTGGAAGAAATTATTTCTGAAGAAACAAAAATTATTTTTAATAGTAAAGATTCTTTTATATTTTTAACACTGTTTGACAGATTCACTCGTTATGGAATAGAAGATATAAAGTTTGAGCAGTTCCTGTTAGAGTTTAAAAATAATTTAAGGAATTGTAGAAAGAATAAAAATAATCTTTTATTTGATGAAATAGATAAAGATAAATCAACAAAGGATAAGACGGTTATTATTGCTAAATTAGACATGTTGGAAGGAATGATGAGAGAATTTTTAGGGATTGACACAGAACCTTGTGACGAAAAAGATGGAAAGGATACTATTTCTATTAATGAATTTTTAATAGAAAATACAGGGATTGATAAGAAAACAATCAGAGATGATATTGATTATTACAACGATGTCTTAGATGAACTTGAAGATAGGACAATAAAATGTGATTCAAAATTATTGCAAGATGAAAACCGTCCATCATTATTAGCAATGGTTGTATACTCGCATCAAGCAGATAAAAATTTGGATACATGGATGGAACAATATGCGAAAAGTAATAATACATATTTTAAAGACCAGAAGAAGAATTATCTTCATATGAAAGAAGATTTTATTAAATATTGTAAGATACAAGAAAATGCTGCTTAAACTTAAGGAGGATAAAAATGGGAAAAATCGAAGAAGCAATTAGAGTGGCAAGAAAGTTTTATGAAGAAAAGACTTTTTATCATGCGATGAGAGTTACTGCGCTTGTAACAGAAAACAATATGATTCCAGAATGCTGTATGGATACATGTGTTATATTGGCGATAATGCATGACTTGTTAGAAGACACAGAGTTTGATTACGAAAAAGATACAGAAGACAACAGGTGGGACACACATTTATATCAAAGTTTAAAAATAGTCGCAAGGGATAAAGAAACCCAAACATATAAAGAGTATTTAGAAAATATAAAGGCTAATTATCTTACCTATCCAGAAGCATATTGGGTTAAGATGGCAGATATAAAAGATCATTTATTACAGAGTGAAACATTAACAGATGAACTTAAAAAGAAGTATTTGGAAAATATCCCATATCTATTATAGAAAGACATAATATAGAAACTGTAAAAGACAGTAAGGATAGGTTAAATATGATGAAACAATATTCACAACACAAAAAGAATCAAAAGGAATTTCGAGAAGATTTTATAAGAGAAATTTGCTGGTTTGAAGAATCTATAGGATTGAAGTGTATACAGTGTTCATCAATTACGGAAACAAATTTTTATGGAATAGTTATTGTAAATAGCATTTGAGTCAGTAGAAGGACAGGAGCGGAAAGATGGTGAATAAAAATGAAGAAAGTAAGTGGATATGTAAGTGCAAGGCCATTAGGGTGTTATGATTTCGAATTTTTTGTTGATGACAATACAACAGATGAAGAAATCCAAAAGGAAGTAGATGAAGTTATGCAACTTAGTCATCATTATGATGTGGAAGAAGGATATGAAGAATATACAGAAGTAAAATATAGAAAGAAGTAATGATTGATATTTCTGGTAGCCGTCAATGCATCACTATCTCACCGGATAATGACGCAGGTGCTTACGAACAAATTCCCACCTATTAAAGCGGAAACGCCAGTAAGCACGCACATGCACCATAGGAATAGTGCATCCCATGTCTCATCACCTCCTTTATGGTTGTAATTTCACCGCTGTTAGAGGTGTGTATCAAAAAAATTGAGCAAAGCATGTTTGGCGACTACCATTAATATATATTGTAACTCAATAGTTTTGAAAATGCAATAGAAAGTTTATTTTCATGTTTCCAGAAGGTATTAACACGAAAATGTGTTGATAAATAAATATAAAAAAGGAGAGATATTATGAAAAATTTAAAAGTGACTTGGAAAGGTATCAGCCCGTTAATCATGCATTCTTGCCAGTGTGTAAACCAGCTCCATCCTATTGCGAAGGAGTTAAAGAAATACACAAGCAAGAAAAAGAAGACAGATGAAGATCTTGTTAAGATTTCAGATTTAGAATGGGAAGCAGGTGCATATTGGAAGGATGGGTTAGGCTTATATATTCCAGCCGAAAATGTAGAAGCTACAATCCGAAATGGAGCAAAAGCGAACAAAAAGGGGACAGACATTCAAAAATATGTAAACGTCACAAATTTGTACATTCCTTTCAATTATGGAGAAAATCTTACTAAAGAAGAACTTATTCAGAAGTATGAATACAGAGACACTAGGGTTATGACTGTGCAACGGTCAAGATTACTTAGGACAAGACCCAGATTTGACCAGTGGTGTATTGAGTTTAACCTTATCTATGATGAAGGAAAAATTGATCTCGATACTATTGTAAATGCAATGGAATATGCAGGTCAGTATGTTGGGCTTTGTGATTCCCGCCCGAAATATGGGAAGTTTGTTGCTATAATTGAAGAATTGGATTAGAGTGATATTTTGAAGTAAAATTTGGAGTGATTTGGCTAGGCATTTTGAGTTGAGTTATGTTACGTTTAGTTGGGTTATGTTATGTTAAGTTCAGTTATGTTAAGTTAAGTTAGGCATTTTAGGCTAAGTAAAACAAAAAAATAATTTTATATCTCAAAAAGGAGGAGAATAAAAATGAATGAAATTATTGAAAACAGGAAGAAATCAGAGATTTTAGCAGAGGAGTTAAGTAAGTTAAATTATGGAGAATTTATCTCGCATAGAAGAATTGCTTCTATAATTGATGAAGAATATCCATCAAATAGATACTCATCTGAAATTTCGAAAGCAAAGAAGATTCTTTTGAAAAAATATCGCAAAACGATGGAGAGTATTATCGGAGACGGTTATAGGTTGGTTAATCCTGATGAGTATGTGGATCATTCCTTAAAACATTATAAGCGTGGGTTCAAAGAAATGCAGAAAGGTTACGATGTTCTGGAACATGCTCCAAAAGAGCATATGTCTAAAGAAGGCCTGGATGCTTATAGGAGAGTCCATGACAGGACGACTATATTGGCTGCGAGCATGAAGGGTGTAAGTGTAGAATTAAAAATTCTTGGACAGAAGAAACACCCGCTATCAATCTGAAAATACATATTGAGCAGAAATTGGCAAGCATAAAATGCAAGAAAATAGGGCATTTTTGCATACATAAATCTCAATGAAAGGAGTTTATTATGAATAAACAAGAAATGATTAGAAAAGGTTATAAATATATATCAACACAACAATCAGGAAGTAAAATAGAATTGTGGGCAAAGTTTAATGGGTATTTGGATACGGTTGTTTATGTTTATTACATACCTGAAAATGATGTTGCATTAGAACAAACTAGAAGTACAATTTCTTATTTGCAATTGGATATGATGGCACAAATGAGGGATAAATTAAAGAAAGAGTTTATTCAATCAAATTTTGATTATGATGAGTCTTGTGAGTGGATGGATGAAAGTTAAAGAAAGCAAGGTGATAAAATGCAATATTGTAATACGGAAAAGGATTGTAAATATAAATATAATTGCTGTAGCGAACAGGTAGAAGTGAATGGAGATAAAAAATGCAATTTTCCAGACTGGTGTTTATATCAGGAAATTATTGATGACGATGAAGAATAGTTTTGAAAGACGCATTCCAATACCAGAAAAATAAGAGGTGACGTATGTTTAAATTTTTAAAAAGTATATTAAATAGCGAGGAACAGCAAGTTTTTGATTTAGTGCTTCGTCCTTGGATTATTTACTCTATTATAAATCTTATCTTTATGTTTGCTGCATCTAAAAATATTGGGATATTAAATGAAGATGTATTTGGAGGAATATTTATATCGTGGATTACAAACAGTTTAATAATATATTTTACAGTGTGTTATAGAAAATAATAGTTTAGGTATTATGAGTTAAGTTATGTTGAGTTGTGTTCTGCTGGGCTAAGTTCAGTTGTGTTTAGTTAAGTTAGGCATTTTGAGTTGAGTTATGTTACGTTTAGTTGGGTTATGTTATGTTAAGTTCAGTTCAGTTAGGCATTTTAGGCTAAGTAAAACAAAAAAATAATTTTTATAAAAGGAAGGAACAGAAAAATTATGAGCAGTGAAACTTATATAGAACAATTTTGTGGAGTAGATATTTTCAAGTGGCAAGAATGGGATATCATGGACACAGATAATTTTTATTATTATAATGTGGAGTTCTTACTTCCATCAATGCAGAAATACAATGGGATGGATGTAGGAAGATGGTTTGACGGAAAGATGGAGATATATGCTGGAGAGAATGCTGATAAGACCGTTTGGAGTGGATATGTAACGGATATCCATGAGGTTATGGAAGCATTAAATAGGGAGACGTGAAAGATGAAGTAGCTAATATAGAAAAAGGGGTTCAGAGGAATAATATGGAGTTAAAAGAAAGAGTGGAAAGAGCAGAAACAATCCAAGAATGGATTGATGCAAGAAAAAAGCAAGAAATTACAAAATGTGTATTTTATATTACAATTCCACAAAATTTAGGGAGATTAAATGTCTGTAAAGACCATAGGATTGAAAGAATTAAAGAAATTCTCAGTAAGAATCATGTAAATTACCGTTATGTAGATACGGTCAGTGGTACATGGAATTTGGATAAGATTTGGATTGAAACAGATGCATTAGATTGTATTGTAGAATATTGCGGAGTGTATCCTGTCAATTGGGATATAGAAGATGTAGTAGAATTTGAACAGTTGGAACAAGAAGGTAGGATTACCGTTCTTGTACACTGGATTACTGATAAGGGGCATGTCCCTAATCATTAAATGTACCAGACATGCCTTGTAATAAAAATTAGTATACAATATTAGGCTATAGCAAGACTTCCTTCTTTTTACTATAAATGATGAATAAGGTTTTAGTTTTGCGGATTTCCTAATTAAGTATAAAATGTAGGCTAAAAAGTTCTTCCTTCTACAAAACAAAGAGACTTAATTTACTAATATTTAGAACTTTTAATCTCCTACAAAAAACGAAACCTGCGGCTATATAGAACCTTCCTTCTGATTCTAGGGGTTTATGGGTCATCGGTTCGAGTCCGATTATTCCCAACTTGGGGATATAGCTCAGATGGCGACCAATAAAAAATTATAGGTTTTATTATTACCGCAAAAACAATGCTATGGCGATAGTTCCTTCTATTTTAGATATTGTAAATTATATGTTTTACTATCGCCAATTTCATTAAAAAAGGAGAATAAACATGAATGAGATTCTATTACGAAGAAAAAATAAAGTGATTGTCCAAAAAGGAAATGAGGAAAATACCGACAGCAAATATGCACTCACAATAATGAGGAACATTGAGTCACTAGGGTATACTTTCTCGAAAGAATTATATGAAATTCTTAAGACTCTGAATAAAGAAGAATTGCAGGAGTTTTACTTGGAATTAGTGCCGATTTTGAAGAATATGGTAGGAGCAGATGTGGTATATAAACCGATGTATCCCAATTTTCCAGAATCGGTGATGGAAGCTGATGAAATGGAATTGTTTGTAAATGCCATCCTTCATTATTGGTCATTTGGCACATGGTATCCAAAAGAAGAGAAAAAAGAACGGCTTCCCTTATTTGACGAAACAAAAATAAAGGTCATTAACATTGGTTCCATAGAAGATTTGCATGAAATTTTTTATCATTTGTGCCAGTCGAAAACTTCCATTTCCCAGACAGACAAAGAAGATTTGGAATGGATTTTTAAAAACATGTGTGTTAAATTCCCAGATGACATCCCATTAAAAGAAAATGCGGCACTTATTGGGAAGTTATATTTAGAGAGTAGCCCTTTGGCGACAGCAAAAGAAATCCAGAAATATTTTAAGACAGCAACGGATGTACTGAGGTTAATTACAGCAATGTCTGATGGTGATATTAGTTTAGCTGCCAATACAAAATTTAGGAGTTTTAAAAGAAAAGAGAGAAGGATGCTCCTAGAACTTTTGCAAGGCTGTGGGCAGATTGAAGAGGATATGTTCAGATATAAAAATAAATGGATCCGTATTGGTGAAAGGATTCATCCATCTGAATATAGTGAAGCACAGTTTGGAAAAGTAATCACTGCATTTAATAAACTCCGCAATGGGATAAAAATAGAGACGTTTTCTGGGAAAGTTACGAAAGCGATGGAAACAGAACATTACAAAGAGGCACTTACTCTTCTCGGAAAGAGACCTGGTGAGCTTGCCCGAAAGCTGGATCATCTTCTAAGAAGTTCAAATGACAAAGATTCTATAGTTAATACATTTAAAAATGTGGCAGTTAGTGTTTCAACCCCTGTTTTATTACAGGTTAGGGAACATTTTATCCATAGGAATGGAAAACTGGAATCAAGAGTATTTTTCCCAAAAGGAAGCCTGGCAAGATGCCATTGCATTGATAATACTTTGCCAGATATTGATGAGAAATACTGTAATGCTATTGTGAAAATCTGTGAAAATGCATTAATTGAAAATTATAAGAATAAAGATTTTCTTGGGAATGTGTATTTATCAGAAGAATTCAAAAGGTATGTTGTCCCATTTAGCCAAAGAAGTGCAAGTAAGGCATTGAAGGCCATCACAAGAGGTTCTAGGCTTCCAATAGATAAGAACATAAAAGCATTAAGGGGATTTGTTTGGTGGACAAATATGGAAGAAGGAGACTATCATTGGGAGAATATAGTAGATTTGGATTTGTCGGCAGCGATATTTGACGAAAAATGGAATTATATGGAACATATATCGTACACCAATTTGCATTCTGAAAAATACAATTCGTGCCATTCGGGGGATATTGTTAATGGCGGCTCTGTAAACGGCGAGGGCGTAACAGAATTTTTGGATGTGGATATAGAGTCTGTCATCAGATATGGAGCAAGGTATGTGGTGTATCAGGTGTATAGCTACACCGGTCAGAAATTTTCCGATTTGCCACATGCAATGTTTGGATGGATGGGAAGAGAAGATGTCAATTCAGGGGAGATATATGAACCAAAAACAGTGGAACAAAGAATGGATTTAGCATCTCAAAGCATGGTTTGTATTCCTGTGATATTTGACTGTGTAAACAGGGAAATGATTTGGTGTGATATGAATTTAACGATAGATGGATGTCATGGAAATTACGGTGGAAATAATGTTGAGAGCAACCTGTCTGGAGTGGCAGCGACTTGTTATAGCATGGTTAATATTAGCAAGCCCAATTTGTATGATTTGATTGACCTTCACATAAGAGCAAGGGGTTTAAAGGTGGAGAATAAAGAAGATGCAGATATCATATTTGATATTGATTCTGGCGTCACCCCATTTGATATAGATGTTTTTGTAGGCGAATATTTGTAATGAATTAACAGGCTATGCAAATTCTTCCTTCTGTTTTCAAAAAATTACAGTATCAGAATTTGCAGTTTCCTATTAAATATAAGCAGCTATATGTAGGCTTCCTTCTAAAATTTTGGTTGAAATAGCCGGCATAATTTCTGCTTGGCATATCTTTTGGCTATATAATCCTTTCCTTCTAAATTATAGAACGCATAAAAATATTATAAGGATTATTCTTTCCAATAAAGTTTTAAATGACGGTTATGCTATTCCTTCCTTCTGATTAAATAATGAAGATGAACAAGAATTAGGAATAGCAATTCCCGTTATATCCCAAATAGGTTCCAATAAATTCAATTAAATAAAGGAGAAAAAATGAGAGATAATCTTGGCGATAGGATGAAAACTTTTTATGAGCGGATTCCAAAAACAAAACTTATGAGGCGTTGTCCAGTCATATGCAGGGTTGATGGGAGGGCGTTCCATACGTTTGCCAGAAATTTTAGAAGGCCGTTTGATGATGTCCTGATTGATACAATACAGAAAACTACAAGATATCTTTGCGAGAATGTCCAGGGATGTGTTCTTGGGTATACTCAGTCAGATGAGATTTCTTTAGTATTGGTAGATTATAAAAGGCTTAATTCTTCTTCATGGTTTGATTATGAAGTTCAAAAAATGTGTAGTATTATTGCAAGTATGGCGACTTTAGCTTTTAATCGCATTTTCGAACAAAACGTTTTTGAGTTTGATAATTTCGAACCAAAAAATATCGAAGAACACGAATATAGGTATTTAGTAAAAAAATATTATGAAGCAAAGGATAAGGGGGCAATGTTTGATGCTAGAGTATTCAATATTCCCAAAGAGGAAGTTACAAATTATATATATTGGAGGCAGTTAGATGCGTCCAGAAATAGCGTCCAAATGGTGGGACGTGCTAATTTTAGCCATAAAGAATTACAGAATAAAACCAATAATGATATCCAGGACATGTTAATGATCCAAAAAGGAATAAATTGGAATGATTTTCCTACATACCAAAAAAGAGGCACGTGTGTAGTTAAAAATGAAATTATGTTAGAGAAGGTTAGTGTGACAGAGAGATGTATGTTGCGTAATTTGGGTCAAAACATCAGTTCTTGGATTATTGATAAAGACATTCCTGTCTTTAAGGGAGAAGGGAGGGAATATATTGAGCAGCTTATAAAAGCTTTGGAAGAATAAGTGTATGGAGTCTCGATAATGGTATTATAGAATGATTTTACAACATATAAAAGGAGGTTATGTTATGAATTTTACAGAGATGAGGGACAGGTTAATTGAACATTTCAATGAAATGACAAAGAGTGTAACACATTTGTTTGAAGTTAATGTAGACAAGGATGAATTATGGAATCTGTACCTTGAAAGTTTCCCAGCAGGAACAAATGAAATTTATAGAGAGCGCAGGGAATATGATTGTAACTGTTGTAGACATTTCATTAAAACTATCGGCAATGCTGTTGTGATTAAAGATAGTGTGGTATATACCATTTGGGATTTACAGTTGGGAGATGATGTATTCCAGCCAGTAGTAGATGCATTATCAGCCTATGTAAAGAATCATATGGTAACAGATGTATATGTAAGCCACGAGAGAAAAATTGGTACAGAAGAGAATTATGAATATCTCGAAAATGGACAAGTCAATACCTACGAGCATTTTTATTTGGAATTACCTAGTAAATTTGTTTTTGATAAGAGACGTTCTGCAGGAGACATTAAAGGGACATTTCGTGACACAAGGAACGTATTTAAACGGTCACTAGATGAAATCACGGAAGAAAGCATTATGACTATCCTAGAACTGATTTCACAGAATTCTCTTTATAAGGGTGAGGAATGGAAGGCAGTTTTAACAGAGTTTTTGAAATATAAGAAAGCCTATGATAAATTAGTAGAAACAAAAGAAAAAGAAAATTTTGCATGGGAAAAATCAATTGCAGCAGGGGTTGTTATCGGCAGGATAAGGAACCATAGCATCGGAACTTTGCTTGTTAATATCAGTGATGGCATGGAGTTGGATTTGGCAGTTAAGAAATATGAACAGATTGTGGCTCCTGCAAACTATAAGCGTCCAAAAGCAATTTTTACAAAAAAGATGTTGGAGGATGCAAAGAAAAAGATTGAAGAATTGGGTTATATGTCGTCATTAGGGCGTAGATTTGCCACGCTTGATGATATTTCTATCAACAATATTCTTTTTTCAAATAAGGATGCACAGCGGCGCATATCAGATGCAGATGATGTATTCGCAAGCATGGAAAAGGATATTGCAGTCAACCCGAAGAAATTCTCAAAGGTTGAGGAAGTATCGGCAGAAGATTTTGTGAAGAATGTACTTCCTACGGCAAAGGAGATTGAGGTTTTCCTTGAGAACAGGCATTCTTCAAATATGGTATCACTGATTGCCCCGAAAAATATGGACGCACCGACAATGTTCAAATGGAACAACGGGTTTTCATGGGCATATTCAGGCAATATTACGGATAGCGATATTCGAAAGAATGTAAAGTCGGCAGGCGGTAAAGTAGATGGTGTTTTGCGGTTCTCTATCCAGTGGAATGATATGGGGGATTGGGATAAGAATGATCTTGATGCACACTGCAAAGAGCCAAGCGGAGAGGAAATCATGTACAATCATAAGAGAAGTCGTACAGGGGGCGAACTTGATATTGACATAATTAATCCAGACAGAAATATTCCAGCAGTCGAAAATATCACATGGGCAACTAAAAACACAATGCAAAAAGGGAAGTATCTTTTCTTTGTCCATCAGTTCACTAATCGTGGTGGTAAAAATGGTTTCCGTGCAGAAATTGAGTTTGATGGGAGTATTTATCGTTTTGACTACCAGAAAGAATTGCGGCAGAATGAGAATGTACCTGTTGCAGAAGTGACATTTGATGGAGAGAATTTCTCAATCAAAGAACTGTTACCGTCAAATATGTCTGTTCGCGAGGTTTGGGGCGTAAAGACGAATCAGTTTGTGCCAGTATCGGTTATTAGTTATAGCCCAAATTATTTTGATGAACAAGAGGGCATAGGACACAGACATATATTTTTCTTTTTGAACGGATGCAAAAACCCAGAACAGCCCAATTCGTTTTATAACGAATATCTAAAAAATGAGTTGTTGGAACATAAAAAGGTTTTCGAGGGTCTTGGATCTAAGTGTCATGTTGAAGATTCAGAGGAACAACTTTCTGGGGTTGGTTTCAGTATGACGAAAAGAAATAATATCTTTGTAAAAGTTAAAGGCGCAAGCGAAAGGATTATTAAAATTAAATTTTAAAGAGGTGGTGCAGAATGGCAAAATTTAATATAGAGGTAGAATTGGACTGGCTCAATGATGAAGAATATTCGATTGATGATGAAATCAGAGAGCAGGTAATAAGCGGAGTTAAAGACGAACTGCTAAAAAGAGCAACAGACGGAACATTAAAAAAACTGGATTCTGCTATTGCCGAAAAGCTGGAAGAAGCAACGGACATTATCGAACAGAGGGTTCAGGATTTTATTGCCGTTGTCACTGAAAAACAGATTGAGAAAATCAAGATTCCAAAGAAGAAATCTACATGGAGTGACGAGGTTGATTTTATTCCTATCAGTGAGTTTGTCGGGAAACAGTACGAGGAATATCTGACAGAGAAGATTTATGACAGAGATTTTAAAAGGGCAAGGTATAGTTCTGATGCTGTATATTCGATTGCAGAGGGACAGATAAAGCAATATCTGAATGGAACTTTATCAGCACAGGTTAGCGAAATGGTTCGGAAAGCGCAGAAAGAAGCGGAAGATACCGTGATTAAAACGCTTGAGCAGAACCTTAAAGACCAGCTGGCGGTTGACACCATTAAGCGTATGAACATACCAAAACTGCTTGAGAATTTACAGCAGAAAGCATTGGAATTTGAAAAAGAAAGCGAGGAATAAAAATTATGAGCAGAGAAGAAATGTTTATCAAAGCGAGCAGGGAGAAAATGAGATTTCCGTACAGGGGACAGGTAACGGTTGAGGATTTATGGGATTTACCCGTAACGGAACTTGACAAAATCTACAAGTTGCTGAATGCAAAGGCAAAACAGGTGCAGGAAGAAAGCCTGTTAGAAGTTAAGACCAGCGAAGATGAAGAACTGACGGCACAAATTGAGATTATCAAATATATTGTATCTGTGAAATTGGAAGAAAAGAAAGCTTCTGAAATGGCGAAGGAACGTAAAGTACAGAAACAGAAAATCATGTCTATTCTGGCGAGCAAGCGGGATGAGGCATTGCAGGGCAAGTCCATTAAGGAACTTGAAAAGATGTTGGATGAGTTAGGGTAAATGGCATTTTAGACACACAGCGGACTTTCTATCATGGGAAGTCCGCAAATAATATGAGATTGGAGGATTTGGAAATAAAAATTTTAAGAAATATAAAAGTACCAACTGGAAACATTATGATTGTTGAGGGTGACAAGGGAAAACTTGAATGTCTGTCAATCGGAGACTATGGGAAAGAAGCGAACTTAAAGGCTGATTTCATGGGCTTGACAAGGGAGATAGACCATGTAGAACATCAGCAAATGTTACCGCTTTCCGAAAAGTGGGTAATCACAATCAGCACACAGTACGGTTGCTCCATGAACTGCAAATTCTGTGATGTGCCGAAAGTCGGAAAAGGCATAAACGCTACATACGATGATTTGAAAAGTCAGATTGTAACCGGCTTATCATTGCACCCAGAAATCACTCATACAAACCGCTTGAATGTGCATTATGCGAGAATGGGAGAGCCTACATGGAATTGGGCGGTTTTGGAGTTTACAAAGAATATGAGAGAAGAATTAAAACCATATATCGGTGACAGCCTTATTCATCCCGTTGTTTCCACCATGTTACCGAAGAACAACACAAAATTAGCTGATTATCTTGAAGTGTGGATGGAGATTAAGAACAAAGATTTTTCGGGGGATGCCGGATTGCAATTCTCCATCAATTCCACTTCTGACAGCGAAAGAGAGGATATGTTTAGCGGAAATTCTCTGACATTGCAGGAAATTTCAAATATTGGAAGAAGCCTTGAAATGCCAAAGGGAAGAAAAATTACATTGAATTTTGCGGTTGCTGATTATGAGGTCAATGCAGAGAAGATGAGAGATTTATTCAATCCCGAAAAATTCCTTGTCAAGTTGACACCTATGCACAAAACACATACCGCCCTTAAAAACGGTATTGAAACAAGCGGAGATTATACAACCATGTATCCATACCGACACATTGAAGAGGATTTGAAGAAAGCCGGATTTGATGTGCTTGTGTTTATCGCAAGCGAGTATGAGGACTTGGGGCGCATCACTTGTGGAAATGCAATATTGAGCGGAGCATTGCCAGAATGCCCATATGAGGAAGATTAAAGAGAAAAACTGCTTTGTGATTGTGAATTTAAAAAAGATTATTTGAGAAAGAGATTAATGAGTAAAATATGGAGGTATAGATTATGAGTAGTATTTTGGTTGTGGTTGATATGCAAAATGATTTTATTGACGGCTCACTCGGAACAAAGGAAGCAAAAGACATTGTTGGAAATGTAGTAGATAAAATAAAAGGGTTTGATGGGAAGATTTTTGCAACATTGGATACACATGATGACAATTATTTAGAAACTTTTGAAGGGAAGCATTTACCAGTTGCCCATTGTATTAGAATGACTAACGGATGGGTTTTGAATAAGGATGTCCGTGATGTATTAGTGGGAAAGGATTATAAAATTATTGAGAAAAGAACGTTTGGATCAACCCGCCTTATAAATGAAATAAGAAGGATCTTGGATAGAAAAGAGAGGTTAGAAATTGAAATTGTTGGATTATGTACGGACATATGTGTTGTATCAAACGCTTTGCTGTTGAAGGCAAATTTCCCAGATATTGAAATTTCTGTAGATGTGGATTGTTGTGCAGGCACTTCTCCGGATGCGCATAAAGCAGCATTGCTGACTATGAAAATGTGTCAAATCCATGTAAATAAAAAAACGGTGTGGGAAGAATTAGGATGATTAAAATTGTGAATATTTTTAAGCATTTTAAGAAGGTCTGCGTCCATAAATATTGGGTATTTTACTATTGTTGGAAGATGGGAATCCCTTTACAAGGACTATTCCATGATATGTCAAAATTTTCTTCTGTAGAATTTTGGGAGGGTGTGAAATATTATCAAGGAAATTCCAGCCCTATTGATGCTTGTAAAAAAGAGAATGGCTGGTCAAAGGCGTGGATGCATCATAAGGGGAGGAATAAGCATCACTATGAGTACTGGCAGGATAATTTTGATGATGGCGGAATAGCCATTGAGATGCCATTGAAGTATAAAAAAGAAATGTTATGCGATTTTCTTGGGGCAGGAAGGGCATATTACGGTAAGGATTTTACATATGAAAAAGAATATATGTGGTGGAAAAATAGGATGAGTAAACCTATGGCTATGCATGTAAATGACAAAAATTTTATCAATACATGGATGTTAAAAATAATGAATGAAGACAACAACGCCTTTAATAGATTAAAGAAAGTTGGAGAATGAAATATGGATAGGATTATTAATAGTTTATTGGAGAATGATTTATACAAATTTAGTATGGGGCAAGTCATTCTTCATCAATTTTCGGACTATAAAACTACTTGGACGTTTAAATGCCGTAATAAAGATATATTTTTTACGCCTGAAATGGTTCAAGAGATTAAGCGCCAAATTAAATTGTATTGTAGCCTTAAGTTTACTGAACAGGAGCTTCAATATTTAAAAAATATTCGTTGGATTAAGGGAAATTATGTGGATTTTTTGCGTTTATGGCAGCCACGTTTTGAGGATTTTGATATAACAGTTAATTCAAAATGTGGTCTGGTGATTGAAACTAAAGGTACATGGCTTAACACAAGTATGTATGAGATCCCGGTTTTAGCAATAGTAAATGAAGTGTATTTTAAAATGGCACATAATTATAGACATTTGATGGAAGTGTTTACAGAAAAATTGGAGGAGAAAGCGGAATGGCTAGGAATATATCAAGGAAGGTATTATCTCTCTTCTTTTAGTGAATTTGGACTTAGGCGCAGGCTTTCTGCCGAAGCTCAAGAAATGGCAGTGCAAAAGTTATCTGGAATCAAATATTGCTGCTCAGTTTTTGTTGGGACTTCTAACGTTTATTTGGCAATGAAGTATAATTTAATGCCCACAGGAACCCAAGCGCATGAGTTTATTATGTGTGTAGGCCAAGGGAACCATAAGCATAATCCTGCTTATTCGAATTGGTATGCGATGGAAGCTTGGGTAAGAGAATATGGGATCCTTAATGGGACGGCTCTTACAGATACCATTGGGACAGATTGTTTTTTGAAAGATTTTAACCTTACTTATGCCACTTTATTCAGTGGTGTGAGACATGATAGTGGCAGTCCGTATGAATGGGGAGAAAAAATAATTAACCATTATAAAGATCTAGGGATAGACCCAAGGAGTAAGACATTGCTTTTTAGTGACAGTTTAAACTTTGAAAAAGCAGATAAAATCTATCATTATTTTAAAGAAAGGGCAAAGATTGCGTTTGGGATAGGGACTTATATTTCTAATGATACGGATGTGGAGCCGTTGAATATTGTCATGAAAGTTACAAAATGTAATGGACAAGATGTGGCAAAGATTTCAGATGATGTTGGGAAAGGAATTTGCAAGAACCTCGATTATGTAAACTATTTGCAGAGATGTATTGACTGGAGATTGCAGTATGAATAAGTCAGTATTGATTTTTGGTGCTTTTAATCCTGTGACAAATGCCCATATAAATATGGGCATTTGTTGCAAGATGGTATATCCATCAGCTAATATTGTTTTTGTTCCATCTAATGATAAATTTTTAAAAGACTGGAAAAAGTACGGAGATGGGATGGTATTGGATGGAGATAAGAGATTCCTGCTATTACATGAGGCAGTGAAAAAATTCGGTTTTCATGTATCGAACATTGAGATAAATGGGACAGTAGATGGCAAAACATATAATACAATCCAGTATTATAGAAAAATGGATCCTATTATATGCATTGGGGCAGACAAACTTTGTGAAATCCACAGATGGTATAAAGCAGAAGAGGTAGTTAGGGATAATAGGTTTTTGGTGATTACTAGGAATAATGACAATGGGAAATTACATGAATCATTAATGCAATATAATGGTAATTTTAGATATATTGAAGGGGCATATCAAGAAGTATCATCGACACAGATAAGGGAGGCGTATGTCAATAACCAGTTAGGCTCGGTTAAGGATTATGTCCCAGAATGTGTTTTTGAGTATCTGGAAAACACAGATAACGTTTATCGCAAAAGTGGATTTTGAATTGAGGTGATGTAATGGACAAAGAATTGTGCTTTATTATCGAATGAGAAGAATTGTATTTGGAATAAATATTATTTGATTACAATTGAATCCCAATATTTTTTATATGCATTGAATTAGACATTGTAACTTGTAAGCCTACAGGAAAAAAATGGATATTTCAATATTGCCAGAAGCAAATCTATATGTTTGATGATTGGAGGTTAGGACAATGATAGATGATTTTAACGCAGTAGAAGTAAAGAATAAATGCGTAAATTGGATTAAAGGATGCTTTGAGGATAATGGCAAGGGTTGTAAAGCAGTAATTGGAATTTCAGGTGGAAAAGATAGTTCTGTAGTAGCTGCCCTATGTGCAGAGGCACTTGGTAAAGATAGAGTGTTTGGCGTTCTTATGCCAAATGGACTTCAGACAGATATTGACTGTAGTTATTTATTATGCAGGTATCTTGGAATTAATTTTGCTTTAGTTCCGATTGGACATACTTTGAATACTTTAAAGTATGATATTCTCAATGCTTTTGATGATAATGATAGTTTGACAGAACAGGCAGAAATTAATCTTCCTGCTCGTATCCGTATGGCAACTTTATATGCTGTAAGCCAAAGTATGGATGGTAGGGTGGCAAATACATGTAATTTGTCAGAGGATTGGATAGGATATAGTACGAGGTATGGGGATTCAGTTGGAGATTTTAGTCCGCTTTCTAACCTTACGGTTACAGAAATTAAACAGATTGGGAGAGTGTTGGGGTTACCAGACAAATTAATTGATAAAACACCATCTGATGGGCTTTGCGGAAAGACAGATGAAGAGAATTTTGGCTTTACTTATGAGGTGTTGGATAGATACATCCGTACAGGTGAAATTGAAGACCAAGAAGTAAAAAAGAAAATTGATACAATGCATAAGAAAAACTTATTCAAATTACAGCTTATGCCAAGTTTTAATCCTGGCATTGGAGTTGGTCTTGTTTCTTAATAAAAGAGACAGGACGATTGTAATTTTATATTAGATTGGAGATTGTATGAATTATTATATTGCAGATACTCATTTTGGACATGAAAATATCCTTAAATTATCAAAAAGACCATTTGAATCAATAAAAGAAATGGATAAAGCAATTATCGAAAATTGGAATAATAGAGTAACAGACAGTGATAATATTTATATCTTAGGAGATTTTGCATATAAAAGTCAAGACCCTATTTCATACCTTAAAAAATTGAAAGGGAAGAAACATTTGATTATAGGGAACCATGACAATAAATTATTAAGCAATAAGAAGTATGAAAAGTATTTCTCATCAGTTACTTTTATAAAAACGGTCAATGACAGTGGAAAACGGATTATATGCTGTCATTATCCTATGGTGGAGTGGGATGGGTATTATAGAAATACATTGCATTTTTATGGACATATCCACAACAATTTTGAGAATAGCACTAATCAATATATATCAAAAATTAAGAATGCTTATAATGTGGGAGTGGATATAATTGGATTTATGCCAAAGACTCTAAATGAAATATTGGAAGGAGTTGACAAGCCATGACACAATACAGATGCTATAAAGAAAAAGACATTTTAGATAAGTTGGGGAAAGATTTTTATATGACATATAAAGAACAGGATGATATTTTTGCCAGGGTTTTTTCTGAATGCAAGGATATTACCAATTCAAAATGTTATATAACAAATAAAAAAGATATAAAAACCATTATAGAGTCAAAAGGGTATTGGAGCGAGGTGATTATTGGATTCTCATCTGGTAGAGAAAACATTGTATTATACTCTGATAAAGTGAAAATAGGTGATGAATCCGTAGGAAGAATATTAAAAAACAAGTTTTTGTCACCATATTTTTATAAGCAAGGGGAATATATTCTGGCAAATAAAGCCCTTGATGCTTGGCTTGTATATAATGGAATTTCAAAAAAAGAATTAAGTAAAATTAGTATTGATGCTGAGAAAGAAGATGTTTATTTTTATTATGGATTGAGCGAACCGATTGTTGAAGATGGAAAGTATTCTGGGAATTATGATACAGTCATGAGTCTTTCAGAAACAAATATCACAGATATTATAACCAATATAAGGGATGTAGAAGTTGGGTTGAAAGTAGAAAAGATATTAACTTATTTTGGAAAAATCAAATTTGCCAATTTATGTGCTGAGTGAAGATGTAAAAAATTGAAAGCAGAGGTGGGATGAATGGGTTACACAATTACAGGGGTGAATGGGATTTGCCATGATGGAGATCCTGATGTTATTTGTTTCAGGGATGTAGTAAATGATAGCGTAGTATCTCCTTGGTATGAATGGCAAGGAATATCGCAGAATATTTCAATGAATGATTTTTTACAAGAAGTTGAAGGCTGTAATTTGAGTGCTGAAAACTTTCGATAAGGGCGTGGGAAGATGAAAACGGGATAATTATGGATTATGGATTACGTCAGCAGTTCTGGATTCCAAGGAAAATAATTGAAAAAAATGAATGGGATTTAGATAACCTTAGAGTCCCATTAGGGGATAGAGTTTATAAGTTAAATTCAGAAATAAAGAACTGTCTATTTTGTGGCGGAGTAGCAGAAATTAATGTCTTACAAGAACTAAGGATAGGAGGGGATGAGGGGGTTGTTATTCAATGCACTAAATGTCTTATGAATACTGCATCAATTAACGGGACTTATTCTTCATCAAGTTCTGGTGTTATTAAGCTATGGAATAGGAGGGTTTTAAAATGAAGAAACGAATTTTAATTGTGGCATTGGCGGTTGTGATGGTGATTTGCCTGGTTGGGTGCGGCACTACATATCAAGAGGCGACAGGGCAGACAGAAAGTAATACAAGCGGTGATTTCGGAAATGGGTATTTTACTACAATTTCCGAGTGGGGAGATGGAAGTTATGGAACATATAGAATTGTCTATGCAAATGACACGAAAGTAAAATATTTTGTCAATACATCTGGCTACAGAACAGGCATTACCCCACTCTACAACGCAGACGGAACATTGCAGATTTATGAAGAAAGAGAGGATTGAGGAATGATATTTTGGATTTTTGTAATTTTAACGGTTGCAGGGGTTACTGGAGGAATAGTTGCTTGCGAGTATGACTTTGATGTGCTTTCTTTATTCGGTTGGATTGTTGGTGTAATCAGCGGAATTGTTGCTGCAATCATGTTGATTGTGATTGTCAGTACACATTGTACCGCAGACGCACAAGTTGAGTTATGGAAAGAGCAATACAAGGCACTTACATACAAACTGGAAAGCGGTGCGTGTCGTGACGAGCTTGGATTGTTAAGCAAAGAAATCATAGACGAAATTCAAGACTGGAATCAAGACGCAGTTTACAACAAGCGTATTCAGAAAGATTTTTGGATGGGTATATTTTATCCGAATGTCTTTGATGAATTTGAAACGATTGACTACGAGAGGTATCAAAGCAAAGATTAACCTCCCCATACACCTTATGGCATGGCTTGAGGACGAACAGGAAGCAGAAGAACAGAAAGCACCGTTTTAAGGGAGGGCGAACATGATTATTGTAAAATTGACAGTTTTAGCGGTTATGGTGACTGCATTATACATTTGGATTTGGAGAGCGTGGTTGAAATTCAATCCAGAAGAAACATTGAAGACAGCCTTTAACAGGAATTACCTGCCAAAAAGCGGATATCCGATTATCCTTTTCCTTTTACTTGATGTAATCGGCATTTTCGCAAGCGCAATATACCTTTTGTTCTTTAGGTAGCCACACAGCGGACTTTCTTTCGTGGGAAGTCCGCAAATAATAAAAATTTATTTTATAGGAGGAATTTTAAGATGACTAATATGTTAAATGGAATGTTTGGGAAAGTGCAGCCAGGAATGTGTAGGTTGTCAATGAGTGGCGGCATTGCCGTGAAGACAGCAAACGGCTACAAAAGCTACAATGTAAAATCTGGAAGACTGACGAACTGTGATAGCTTCGTATTCAACATTGGGGAGGAATTTTTCTTTGTAATTCCAACCAACAAAGCAGAGGTTGGCGACATTATCTTGGTTGCCGGAAAGCCGAAATGTGTTATTGAGTCCAAAAAGAATATGCTAACGGTTATCAACTACGAGGATTCAACAGTGGAGAACATTCTGCCAGAGCGTCATGTATTTATGGGCAATACGTACTTCTATGGGAAAATCGTTTCCATGTTCGGCAGCGACATGATTAAGGGCAAGAAAGGAACCAACAAAATCATGCAGTACATGATGATGTCAGAAATGATGAAAGGAAATGAGAACAGCGGAGAATCCGGAATGAGTGCAATGCTTCCATTTATGATGATGGGCGGCAGCATGGGAAATATGTTTGAGGGAATGTTTGATTTTGACGGCGAAGACGAAGAAGAAAATGCCGAAGAATCCGAAGAAAGCGAGGAAGAATAATATGGGAAGCGGAAGTTGGACGAGGGATAGCTTCAGAAGTTATTCATCAACAAAGAAAATGAGTGTAGGAACTGACGGGTCTATTTCAGGAGATTATCATGCACAGGATATGTTCAAACAGAGAATGATTGCGCCAGAATTAGACCCAAAGAATAAAATGCGTGAGTGTTGCGATTCAACAGAACACCCGAACACCATTCCTGTTATTTTAGGACTTGATGTAACGGGTAGCATGGGTGGCGCGGCAGTTGAAGTCGCAAAGAAGCTGAATGTAGTTATGACAAGACTTTATGAAAAGGTTGCAGATGTGGAATTTATGATTATGGGCATTGGGGATTTAGCCTATGACAATGCGCCAATACAGGCTTCACAATTTGAATCAGATATAAGGATTGCAGAGCAGCTTGATAAGATTTACTTCGAGGGAGGCGGTGGAGGAAACTCTTTTGAATCATATACGGTGGCATGGTATTTCGGCTTGCGGCATACAAAATTGGATTGCTGGAACCGTGGCAAGAAAGGAATTGTCATTACTATGGGTGATGAGCCACTTAATCCTTATTTGCCAAAATCTCCACTTTCCAGAGTGACAGGTGATAATTTGCAGGGCGATGTAGAAACAAAGGATTTATACGAAGAAGCAAGCCGAAAATTTGATATTTACCACCTTGCAGTTAATGATTCGCAGACTTCATACAGATACCACGAATCTGGTATCAAAGAAACATTCGGAAAATATCTTGACGAAAATCATTTGCGTACTGTAAGCATGGATAATATTGCAAACGCCATTGTGGACATCGTAACCAATACAGGAACGTGGGCGACAGAAACAAGAACAGAAGAAAATGCAGGAGGGATGATTTCGTGGTAAAGAAAAACATCAAAGTTGTAATCGGTGCAAACTTTGGTGATGAAGGAAAAGGCTTGGTGGCAGATTATTTTTGCCACCAAGCCGCCCTACGGGGTGAAAACTGTATTGTAGTGTGCCATAACGGTGGCGCACAAAGAGGGCATACGGTAGACACGGCGGAGGGGTCGCACCATGTGTTCCACCATTTTGGTTCCGGGGTTTTTGCAGGAGCAGATACTTATTTATCAAAGGAGTTTATTGTAAATCCCATTTTATTCAGACAAGAATGGGAAGAATTGCAGAAATTAGGATATGAACCAACAGTATATTTGAATCCTTCGTGCAGAGTAACAACACCATTTGATATGATAATCAATCAGATTTTGGAAGAAAACCGTTCTAATGGGCGACATGGAAGCTGTGGCATGGGGATTTTTGAAACCATTAAACGTTATGAGGAAAACTATGGTTATCCGGCATGGGTTTTATTGGAGAATTGCGGCAAGCGGAACAAAGATGCAATCAAAGCCATAAAACATACATATCTGCCAAAACGCTTTAACGAATTGAAAATGCGGTCAAGTAGAGAATGGGAAGAAATAATAAATGCTGATGGGTTGATTGAACAGTTTCTTTCAGATTTGGAATTTACGGCAAGTCATGTAACGGTTTGCGGAGATACAAACGCACTCGAAAAATACCAGAATATTATTTTCGAGGGAGGGCAAGGACTTCTGTTAGACCAGAATAATAAAGAATATTTTCCTCATTTGACACCAAGCAACACCGGATTAAAGAATCCGGCGGAAATGATTTTAAGATTGTTTCCAGATTCAAATGTTGAAGTCTGTTATGTCACAAGACCATATCTAACAAGGCACGGGGCGGGCAGGATTGATAATGAGTGCGGAAAAGAAGAAATCAATCCAGATATGGAAGATTTGACAAATGTACCGAACCAACATCAAGGGACAATGCGTTATGGGAAAATGAATGTTTCTGAATTATTAAACAGAATACAAAAAGATTTTTCTAATGGGAAAGGCTGGAAAATTTCTCTTTCCATAACACACAGCAATGAAGTTCCTGGAATATTTGAATCGGTTGATAGCTTCGAGGTAAAGGACTTAAAACAGCAATTTGACGTTATTTATCACTCATTCGGAAAGGCAAGGAACGATATAAAGCAAGCTGATTAAAGAGAAAAACCGCTTTGTGATTGTTAATTTTGAGAATGTTTATTATTTGGAGAGTTAGGAGGGGGTTGGAGAAATGGAACCTATGAACATTTATTCATTGCAAAAATACGCGCAAGACAAAGGACATAACACCGGAAGATTTCTTTGTGTAAATGATAAAGGAATTTTCGAAATGCAATGGCTTGATGCTTATTACGGACTTGTCAAACTGTTGCAACCCGAACAGAAAGAAGATGGGTTTATAACTATAAGACAGTTGATTGAATTGTTCGGGAACGAGCAGAAATATATGCCAACAATCGGATATGAAAACGAAGATGATTAAGGAGGATTAACCGATATGAGGATTTTATCGCAGGACGGAAAAATTGATTTTCCATACGAAAAAGTTTGTTTAGAGGTATCAGATAGCGGAAAGATATTCGCGCAAGGCGATATATGGGGAGCAGAAGATAATTATATTGAAGTTGCTGCATATGAAAACGAAACCAAAGCAAGAAAGGCTATGGAGATGTTGAGAGAGGAATACACAGGAATGCCAAGCATCAGAAGAATGGATGATTTGTACGGAAGATTTAAGCACACAGGAAAGAAAGACTTTGAATTATTTATAGAACACATGGTTTTGAAAAAATGTTATTTCCAATTTCCCGCTGATGACGAAGTGGAGGTATGACATGAAAACATCCGCATTAGAACAAGTCCAAAAGGATTTTGAACATGGTGTTTACAACATGACCGACACGGGAAATGTACGGGTTGCGGCAACTGCTGTTCAAATATTCTGCCAATGACAGACAAGGAAATTGAGGTTATTAGACGGTGCATAAAGAAAAATCACATCAAAGAGTGTAAGCATACAATACCGCTTGCAAATCCGGTTATTGACATGACTTGCCCATTCCTCAATACAGATAAGAAAACGGAGAAATGCACGATTTACAGTGTCCGTCCGGCGATATGCAGATGTTTTATCTGTTCTGAACCGAATGGAGCGTTGAAGAACAAGGAGTTATGGAGTGGGGTTAGAAAGCCTGTGAATGTGAGGGAGACATTTTATGGGGAGGTGTTTTGAAGATGAACGCATTTACAGCACTAATGCGCAACGGAAGGTTAATGCAAAAAGCAGAAGATATTATAAACGGTTTTCTTGAAAGTGAAACAGAAAATCACAAGGTAGACTGTTATCTTGTTAATCCAGACGGCACAAGAATTGCAATTCAAAAAGGTTTCAAACTTGAGAATTATGAGTATACAATTTGTGCGAATGAAAGCGAGGTATCGAAATGACCAAAGAAACAAAACAAATGAACATAAAAGATTTTAAAGTCGGTCAGACGGTTTATGTTGAACTGACTAGGAACGCAAGCAGAGGAAAGACACCTGAACAGTGCATTGAGGAATGGGAGATTACTTCTGTTGGTAGGAAATACATAAAAGCTTGCAAGAAAGAAAGCGGAATATTTCGATTTGAAACTACTTTTGAATTTCAAGATTATAATGAAAGATTTGTTGAGAAATCGGCTTACAGCGAAAAAAATTATGTTCTCTATGCCACAAAACAGGAGATTGAGGAAAAACAAGAGAAAAGCAGACTGTTTCAGGAGATTGAACAGCGGTTCAGTTATGGTTCGCAAAAGGATATTTCCTTAGAGCAGTTGAGGGCAATACATGGGATTTTGGAGGGAGGAAACGAGGGAGAATGAAAGAAAGGCTGATTTGTGAATTTATGGTAATACCTGCATTTGTTTATCTCTCATTTGAGTTTGAAAACAAGAGGCTTGAAAAGGTATTGCGTGTAATATCGGCAACTTTATTATTGCTTTTAGCCTGTTATTTGGGCGTGGTATTGCCGCAGTAGAAAAGGAAGTGATTTGATTGATTTTGAAGTGTTTGGGGAGGTTCGGTAGTGTTTGATTTTATCAAAAGATTATTTTGTAAACATGAGTTTGAAGATATATCAGGAGAAATCAGGGTATGGAGCAGCGACAATTTTTATAAATATCCAATAGCACTTAGGAGGGTGTTTGTGTGCAAGAAGTGTTTGAAAAAGAAAACTATAAAATATTAAGGAATATGCAGACGAAAGCGAGGTGGTTTAGATGTTCGTTAGATGTATTGGCACTGGTAGTAGCGGAAATTGTTACGCCTTATATGACAATGACGGCAAGATACTTCTCTTAGATTTGGGTTTGGCAAGGAAAGAAATACTGAAAGGAATTGACTTTAATGTATCTGATGTTGTAGGGGCGTTAGTCAGCCACGGGCACGGCGACCATTCAAAGGCAGTTAATGATTTTGGGAATATGGGAATACCTGTTTTCAAGCCCTATGATGAAACAAAGGCTTGCCCTCTCAAAATCAGATATGGCAGTTTCAGTATACAGGCGTTCAAAGTTCCGCATGACGGAGTACCTTGCTATGGATTTTACATAACGGTTGACGGACACAGAATTTTGTATGCTACGGATTATTTACATCTTCCCGTATCGTTCAGGAAAAAGAGATTAACAAATATGATTGTAGAATGTAACTACCAGAAAGAATATTTGAATAAAGAGTCTCCAAAATACGACCACCAGATAAAAGGTCACTGTTCGCTTGATACGCTGATTGAAAAGGTCATTAAAGAGAACATGACAAGCGACCTTAGAACGATTGTATTGTGCCATTTAAGTGGTGATAGTGCAAACCCAGAGGAATGTCTGTCAGAAGTTCAAAAAGTCGTTGGAGAGGGCGTTAAATGCGCCTGTGCGGCGGCAGGAGAAACGGTTGAATTAAGTTTGTATCCATTTTAAGGAGGTTTTTGTATGAAGATAGAATTTGATGAAAAGGATTTGGATTACATAGATACAATCAACAAAAGTTTGGAGAGCGGAGAAAATATACCAATATTTATACCAGAAAAGGGGAGATATTTTATCGAGTTTACTTGCGAGGATATAGCCAAAGCTAATGCGTTTGCCATGATGTTTATGAACCAGAACGTTGAAAAGGTGAAGGAATTAAAGGAAAAGTTAGGCATAACCGTAAACTGTATAAGCTATTGCTCGGGCGATTCAAAGCGAAAGGAACTTAAAAGATATTTAGAGAAAATGCTGTATGAATTGGAACAGATGTAGAAAAGAGGTTGAATTGAAAGAAAGCAGGTGTCCATTTTGATAGATTTATACCCTACAAAATGCAATCTATGTGGCGGTGCGGTAGTCTACATAAGCAATTCTAAAATCTATGGCAGGGAATATGGCAGTGGAAAATGCTATTACTGTACAAGCTGCGGTGCTTATGTCGGAACGCACAAGCCACGACCAAGAGAAGCATTAGGAATTTTGGGAAACGCTGAAATGCGTGAAATGAAAATGAAGTGCCATGAATTATTCGACCGACAGTGGAAGAACGAGAAAACGCAAGCGAAAAGGCGAATTGCAAGGAAGAAAGCGTATGCAGATTTGGCGGTTAAGCTGAATATTCCGGTTGAAGAATGTCATTTCGGATATTTTGACATGGATATGCTGAATAAGGCTTATGGGATTTTGAAAGGCGGTGAGATTTTTGAGTAACTACAAGAAATCAGCAAAGGATATAGCTTTTGATAAAGAAAGAGAAAAATTCCGTTCTGAAATAAGAAAGCAAACAGATGGCTTAAATAAAAAGCAAAAGCAGATTGATGAACTGAATGAAGTCATAAGAGAGAAAGATGTTGTCATATCCCAACAGAAAGAATGGATTGATAGGCTTCTTGAATATACGGAACTGTCAGAAGATGATATGAAACAGTTGATCGAAAAGGATAAGAAAATCAATGAAATTATTGATAATTTTAGAAGTTTGCAACATGTATTCGGACGGTTTGGAAGTTTTGTTTAATTACATATCGGCAGGATTGCAAAATATCCATTTTGAGAAAGAGAGGGAAATATATGGAAAAGATATTGAAAATCGCAGAACTTTTAGGAGAAGAAAACGCACAGAAAATAAAGGATGAAATTTCAGAAATTCTTTTGGATTATCTGAAAAGTGACCTTGGTAGTATGTGTGATTACATAATCGACTATGAGGACTTATTTGAAGATGTCCGCAAAGAAGTATTCGCCAATGTCAGGGATAAGATGGTTAAGAAATATACGGCAGAAATTGAAAAGAAATTTGATGAATTGTTTTAAAGATTTGGAGGGTGAAATCATGGAAAAAATCAAAGAATTAACGCCACAGGAGTATTTTTAGCAGGTCAAAGAGAGAAAACATAGTATCACAGATGAAGAACTGCTGAAAGTTTATGATAACTGCCTTGAACTTTTGAATAAGTACAAAATCACAGGGCAGAAAAAGGGCATGAGAAAACTCCTATTTCATCTTGACTGCATAGAGAAAGAGCGTGAGATTGTCAAAATGGGGATAACGACTTTTATTTACCGTGATGACATTGAAGAATACATAGATACAGTTGCAAAAGATACTGTGAAAATCATTGAGTTAGAGAATTATGAAAGAGAAATACCAGATGAAATTGTGGAGATTATCGGCAGGGTTAGGGATAAATTCGACCAACTGTATATTGTCTTTACGGACTATACGGGCAAGGTTGAAAGGCAAGTGCAGAAAGAACGGAGGGCGAAAGACCCAATACTTTTCGGAGCATTCCAAAATCAGACAAGCAGGACTGTAATTGACCGTTTCAATTACTTGGGCGACTGGGAAGATGAATACTGCGATTTGACGCTTGATAAAATGGTAAATGAAACAGAAAAAGCAGGAAAGAGAAACATTGTCAAGACCATTTCAACGCCTGCGGATATTCAAGAGTTGAAAGAACAGTTAGGAACGCTCGAGAGCAGGAACAATACCTTTATCATCACTCAAAACGAGCCTAAAAAATCATTTTTCTGGAACATCAAGACATTTCTGAAAGGAAAACGGAATGAAAAATAATGTGGATTTGACGGAAAATCAGTTATTCAGCCGTAGCAACTTCTTTCAAGATATGGCATTAGGCGTATTGACACTTGGAATGATTACTGGCAGTAAATTTCCGTGGGATTTGAAAGAATTTCGGCAGATAAAATCAGATGATGAATTTGATTTAGGCCATCAAAGAAAATCTTTAATTGCGGTTGGGGATAAGAAGCAGCGCGCGGAGGTTGCCGAGTTTCGGAAAATGGATAGCGTCAATTACTGCGATTGTTGCGGAGTAAGAATGAATTTGAAACCGTGGGATAGAGAAATAGGTACTTGCAGGAAGTGTGATGAATATTACGAAAAGAGGGGCAAGCAGAAAATCCCGTGGAACAGAAAACCAGTAGGGATTGATGAATTGAGGGTGTCAGTATTTGATTTTAGCTGATCAACCGCCCAGAAAAGAGAACCTATGGCAGAAAAGAAATTATCAGAGGAATTAAGGCATTGCTTGGAGGGGAACGGATGTAGCAAGTGCAGTTGTTTTGAAATGTAATCGAAATTGACTTGTCCTAAATTATTAGAAAAGGCATATGAAGCGGTTAAGCGGTATGAGGAAATGGAGGAGCAGGGGAAAATTCACATCACATCTTTATCTTTTGGACAGGAAGTATATTTAGTAGATGACAGCAGTGTAATTGATAAATATAAAGTTGTTGAAATGTCTATTAAGGGTATGGATATTGTTTATATTTCGGTGGCTAAAAACGGAATTTTTAAACTTTTTAACGAAGAAGAAATCAGTATAACCGTTTTCCTGACAAAAGAAGCTGCTGAAAAGGCATTAAATGAAATGGAGGATAGGAAGAATGGAGAGATTGACTGATAAAATTTTAGAATTGGCTTTGACGATAGTGATAAACTTCCAAGCTATGTCGCCATTTACGAAAGATTAAGAGATTACGAAAATTTAGAGGAACAAGGGGGAATGCCGAAATTTCCTTGTAAAGTTGGCGACATGGTCTGGGATATTGATTTTGGCAGACCATGCAGTTATGAGGTTACTGGATTTTCTTTTGGGAGTTTGAATGATGATGATTGGGAAGAAGAAAAGGTTTTAGACCAAGTTTTTGTTTATTATACAAATTCAAACGGAAGTATTACAGGAACTTTTGCAGTAAGTGAAATCGGTAAAACCGTTTTCCTCACACGCCAAGAAGCCGAGGATAAGCTGGCAGAAATGGAGGGGAAGAAGTGAGAGAAAAAGATATTAAGGAATTGAGGGCGATAAGTTCTCCGTTAATGCTTGAAAGGGAAGTTTTGATTAAGCCAACAAAAAGATTTATCAATCTTCTTACATCGGCATTAGATGAAGTTGAAAGCAATGCAAAATCAGAAAATGAAAGCGAGGAAAAATCAATGTTACATAATGTGACCGTAAAACATGAGGAAAATAAGGTGCTTGAAGAATACTGGCTTATGAGAGCGGTAAATGATATTGAAATTGTGCCAGGGGGAAAAAGAGGGCAGGTAATGGCAAGAAATAATCAGAAACATATGGTTAGGAAAATATTAAAGAATAATAAAAGAAATAATCTAGTTAAATATAAAGAAAGTAAAATAGGACTTGAATTAAATTTAATGGATAAAAACGGGAATCGTCTTTCTGTAGGGGATGATATTAGATATGGGGAGTACATTGGTGTGTTGTTGTATGATAGTTATTGTAGAAAGTATGGGATACATATAAGTAACAGTTTATGTTGTTTTGGAGATAAGTATGACGAGGATTCATATGGGAAATTTATTGAAATTCCAATGGGTAATGGCGCACGGATGGAAATAGAGAAACTTAATGGGGAGATATATAGACGATATAGCAAGGATACATATGGATAATTCCATACCTAGGCGGGTGTGTAACAACCAGTATGATGGAAATTCATACCTGTCAAACTTAAGAATATTATTTAAATAAGGAGATATTATGAATACAGAACAATTTGAAAGGGGCGAATGAAATTCAAGAAAGGGTATCCCAATTAAATAGAGTTAAAGAATGTATTGAAGCAAATAAAAATATTTATATTCTTGCAAGTGGTATGCATATGTCAGATAGTGTGAAGATTTCTACTGAAGTCGAGAATACTTTATATATGTTATTATTAGGGGAAATTGCAAAATTAAATAAGGAATTTGAAGAATTATAAGAGAAAACATAAGAAAGGACAATACTCTTATGAGGCAAACCTGTGCAGGTACTAAAAAACTATTGAAATTTTAGAATAACGAAAGGAGTAAGGGATTTTGCTGGCCAGCAAGAAAAGACAGTCTTTTGCTCTAAGAATAATTGGAAGAAAATAAGAAAATAAAATTAACAGTAAACGAATTATTTTCAGGAATAGGATGTCAAACAAGAGGATTTAGGGACTCAGGAGTATTTGACATTGAAGTAGTAAATACATCAGAAATAAGCAAAGAATCTGTGTTATCATATGCTGCTATCCATTGTGGCTTGACGGATGGAATGGTTATTTCATATAAGGGGTATCCGTCCAAGGAAGAGATGGCTCAGCACTTAATGGATATAAATTTGGGCTATGATCCTGAGAAAGGCAAGAAGTCCGATTGGCTTAAATTAGTGAAGAGAAAGAAGAAGGATCTGGAGAAATATTGGTTGGCTTGTAAACTGACGCATAATTTAGGGGATATAAGTAAAATTGAAGAATTGCCATATGCAGATTTATGGACATGTTCTTTTCCTTGCACGGATATCAGCGTTTGCGGAAAAATGAAAGGGTTAAATCCTGATAGTGGTACAAGAAGTAGCCTGCTATGGGAAAACATAAGATTGCTCAAGAAAGCAAAAGATAGTAATTCCCTTCCAAAATACATAATGTTTGAAAATGTCAAAAATCTTGTGAGTAAAAAATTTATCAATAATTTTAATGATTTGTTAGGAATATTAGATGGGTTGGGGTTTAATTCTTATTACTCGATAATCAACGGGAAAAATTGTGGAGTCCCGCAATCAAGAGAAAGGGTTTTTGTAATATCTATTAGGAAAGATATTGATAAAGGTAAATATGTATTTCCTAAACCATTCGATACTGGTATACGCCTAAAAGATATTTTAGAAAAAGAAGTTGATGAAAAATATTATTTACCAGACGAAAAAGTAAAAAAATTTCTAAAAACTATTGATTTAGAAAAAATTTTCAGGATTGATAATGAACTCCATCAAGTAGGGTATATCAATAATTATAACGGGGATGCAAATAGGGTGTATTCAGATAATATTAGCAGGACGTTAAAATCCGAGGCCGGTGGAGGCGGTGCAAAAACTGGATGGTACTTAACAGAAAATAATATTTTGAAAGTTGGAGAGATTAATTCCTCGCAAGACGGAATAGTCGTATCACCAGAAGGAATATCACCAACACATACGGCAGGACATGGTAATAATGCTAAAATCATATGTGGAATAGATAAAACAACCAACAACCCTAAGATAATTGAAAATGCAAATTGTATAACTGCAAGTGAAAATCGGGGATCAAGCAATAGGAAAAAAGAAGGAACGGCTGTTCTTGAAATTCCAGATATTACGGTCTTAGTTTCAAATCAAGGGACTAAATCTGAGAAAGAAATAGATTTTGCATGTACATTACTTGCTAGAGATCATAAAGGATTTGGAAATCAACCAACAAATGCCGTGATTAACGGATTATATAAAACAATTAGAATCCGTAAATTAACTCCGAAAGAATGTTATAAACTCATGGGATTGACTTTCGAAGATTGTGATAAAGCTGCAGAAATAGGTATTGCGAATACACATCTATATAAACAAGCAGGGAATGGAATAATCACAAATTGCTGTGCGTTATTAGCGGAGCATTTATATAAGGCTCAATATGATGATACATATATATGTACCGATGAAAAACTCCAAGAAAGTTTTATTCAACAACATGTAGATGAGTCTATTTGTTGTGAACATAAATCAGCTATATTAGATGGTGTTGGTGCTGCTATGCGTGGAAGGTATAATTCAAATGAAGAAATAAAACAAAAAATAGAAATACGGAATGATGGATTGTCAAATGCCATCACCACAGCTCCAAAAGATAGTTTAGTTGTAGAAAATTTTCAGAAACTGCCAATGAATTGATATTTGTTGGCGGGATAGAAAGCAATAAGTGGTTGGACAATGGGAAGGATTTGTCCAGAAATTATAAACAAGGATATCGTGTGTATGATTCTGATGGAATTGCCTGTGCGTTAACTACACAAGGAGGAGGATTGGGAGGATATTCAGGTTTGTATTTGATTAAAAACAATAATTTTTAAAATTAATTATAAATAAAAGAAAATGGAGGAATAGATATGCAAGAAAATAATTTAAACACTCTAAAAGAAACATCAAGATTTGCACCGGCATCGGCTTGTAATGCGTGGAATAAGTTGGTTGGAATAGAACCTATGCCTATTAAAATCACTTTAGAAAAACTAAGAATAAATATATCAGATGTAAAAATTATTGTTCCTAACAAGGTAGTGGAAGTGACTTTTGCTGATGGGACAAAAGAGAAGGCAGTGTGCGATAAGACAGATAAATTTAGTTTGGAAATGGCGATTTCTATTTGTATCTCTAAGAAAATTATGGGCGGTACTAATGCTTATAACAAGGCCGTTAGGCAGGGCCTAAAAGTATACAATAAAAAGATTGAAGAAAGAAACGAAGAAAAGAAGAAGCAGGAAATTATTGAAAGAAAGCGAAAGAAAAAGCGTATTCAAAAAGAAAGAAGATTAGCTAGAAAAGCCGCTATTGAAAAGGAAAAGCAGATTGAGATTCAAAAAGAAGCGTATATTAGGGCAATGGAATATCTGGAAGAAAAGAAAAATCAAAATCAGTAAAATCAATTACATAACAAAGGAATGAGTGATAGGTAAAACTGAGGGGCATTACGCCCCTTGGTTTACAGGAGGGTTTTAGTATTATATGAGGATTGAAAAAATGGTTTCTTAATTGCTTACGCGTACATTCATATATAGATTTTGGTGATTATAATTTTATATTCTGTTGGATGCCTTATGTCAGTTTATCGGCAAAGGAAGAAGGGGTCTGATAAATGGAGAGAAGCAAACATGATTATAATAAGGATAAATATTCATGATGACTTTGATGTGGGTTTATATTATAAGACAGATGACGAGCATTTTTTATGATTTTCCATGAACTAATTTTGATTCTTGGCTGAGATGGGATGATGAAAAGGCATACAATAGTTTTGGTAATGGATCTGCTATGAGGTGTTCATATATTGGAGAATATTTTGATACAGAAAAAGAAGTAATAGAATGGGCAACAAAATCAGCAAATTGTACACATAATCATCCTGAAGGAATCAAAGGAGCTGTCGCAACTTCTATGTGCATTTTCATGGCAAAGACAGGAGCGTCCAAGACGGATATATCCAATTATGCGAAAAAACAATATCCAGTTGAGTCTTATAAATACAGTGTTGAGTATGGATTAGATGAATATAGAGAAGTGTATAGATGGGATGCTACTTGCCAAGGGAGTGTGCCAGTAGCAATTAGATGTTTTTTGGACAGTGAAGACTATGAGTCCTTTTTGCGGAATGTTTATTCACTTCCTTGTGACATGGATACCTTGTGTGCTATTGGTGGTGGGATTGCAGAAGAATTTTATCATGGTACTGGTTTTGACGAGGAACAGATTTTAAGAAAATATTTAGATGAAGATTTATATAAGATTGCGAGAATGTAGGATGATAGGGGAAAAGATATGGAAGATATCAATATTATTATCAGAAACGCTTTTGGAAGGGAAATCAAAGCAAGTACAGAACAGATTGAAGAAGATGTGCTACAGATGAGGATGGGATTAAAACTACAAAAACAGGATGGGGAATAATGAAAGAATTAAGAGTAGTAATTGCTGGTAGTAGAGATTTTGACGATTTGCCAAAACTTATAAGTAGCTGTGCGAATATATTATCAGATATTATAAATAGAAGAAATGATTTGGACAAGATTAGGGTTGTCAGTGGTACAGCTAAAGGAGCAGATCAATTAGGAGAACAATATGCAAAGATTGCCGGATATGAAGTAACAAAATTCTATCCTGACTGGAATGGATTAGGGAAGAAGGCAGGCTATGTAAGAAATACAGAAATGGCGAAATATGCTGTGGCGAATGGAAATTATGGCGTGTTAATTGCGTTTTGGGATGGCAAAAGCAAAGGTACAAAACACATGATTGATTTGGCAAAAAAGAACAATCTGGAAGTATATATTGTGAGGTTTGATGATGAAGAAATTAGAGAATAGTACATTGCAGAAATTTTTAGATAATTTTGTTGAGCATTTAAAATATGAAAATGAAAATAGAAAACTATATAACGAAAAAGAAATAGATATCCCTTTTATTATTTCAAGCTTATACCAGAGTTTTCATAAAGAAATAAGCAAATACAGTGATTTTATCAGTGATCTAGAGCATTCTACAGACTACTGGTTTGATATTTCGGATGGTAAAAAAGAATGTGAATGTAATGGGATTATTGATGTTGATATAATTTTGAAGATAAGTCATGACTATCAATTGCAATTTACATATGATACAAGGAATTATGGTTATTGCGAGTGTACACCAGATATGGCAGATTATAGAAAAGACAAGGATTGCTGCGGGCATGGATGCGATGCAGATTTTTGTAGATTTTCTCTACACAAAGTTTTACATATCGTTTCTGGTTCTTGGCAAGGTGATGAGCATGATTATTGGGATTTTGAAGATGAATTCTATAAGAGCGATAAAGAACTTGCAGAGAAAAAAGAAAGGGAAGATAAAGAAAAAGAAATTAAGGAATTAAAAAGTAGAATTGAAACGGCTCAGAAACGATTGAATGAACTAGGAATGGAAACAAAATTGATGCAGGTGCGCCATATGAAGACGTTATAGAATTATTAGAAAGAGAACAGACTTATCCATAATCTGGCAAAGAAGAATTTGAGGGTAAAAAATGAACATTGGGCAAATAAAAGAAAAAATAAAATCAGATGAGTATGCTTTTTTGAAGAAAGATAAAAATTTAGGTAGCAATATTATTCTTTTAACAGTAGGAGGAAGCCATGCTTATGGGATGGAAAAGGAAGGGTCTGATTTGGATGTAAGAGGGATTGCGTTAAATTCTAAGAAAGATATCCTATTGGGGACTGATTTTGGGCAGGTTGTAGATACAGAAACAGATACCGTGATGTATTCATTTAATAAAATGATTGAGCTACTTACAAAATGCAACCCTAATGTAATCGAATGTTTGGGTTCCCTTCCGGAACATTATCTATATTTATCTGATATTGGGAAAGAACTTCTAGGTAACAAAAGAATGTTTCTTTCCAAAATCTGCATCCATACATTCGGCGGGTATGCCCAGTCCCAGCTCCGTAGGTTGGGCAATAAATCGGCCAGGTTAGTAGGGCAGGCACAAAATGAAGCATATATCCTTAAAAGCATAAAAAATGCGAAGTATGATTTTAAGAATAGGTATTACCCGCAAAGCAACAGCAGGGTGAAACTTTATATTGATAAATCAGAACATGAAGGGTACGATAGTGAAATTTTCATTGATGCAAGGTTAAGGCATTATCCGTTGAGGGACTGGGCAGGAATGTGTAACGAGATGAAGGCCATTGTAAGCAGTTATAATAAAATTGGGAAGCGAAATGAAAAAGCGATATCACATGATAAATTAGGGAAACATTCAGCACATTTGATCCGGCTTTACATGATGTGCATTGACATTCTCGAAAAAGAAGAAATCATCACATATAGAGCAGACGAGCATGATTTACTTATGAGAATTAGGAATGGTGAATTTCTTGATGAGAATAGGCAGCCTACATCTGCGTTTTATGATTTACTGGATGGGTATGAGAAGAAGTTTGAATATGCAAAAAACAACACATCTCTTCCAGATTTTCCAGACTATAAGAAAATCAATGAGTTCAAAATGTATGTAAATGAGCGAATTGTGAAAGGAGTTTAATGTGGAAGTTTCTCTCAAGGCTAAAGAAAGATTTTGCAAAGATTGCAACATTCCAATTAGGTTGTTCCAAGAACCATATTTTTTAGACAGAATATTGCTATATGACAGATTTTACGGGACTTCTAAAAAATGGCGTAAATATTTGAACGAAATGCAGAAATATAGGTGTGAACAGGATTATTTTGAAGAATATAACAGTATAAAAGATAATGCTATTTCAAGAATTAAAAATACTGAAGCATATCAAGACTTTAATAATGAGGACATGAATAAGTTTACCGTTTCCCATATGGGGCTGCCAAACAAGGATATATTTAAAGAATCTAATGACGGGAAATTTTTTATTAGCATAGATATGAGAAAGGCAAATTTTTCGTCATTATATCATTACAGTCAGGATATTTTTGGCAAGGCAAAAACTTGGGAGGAGTTTATTGAGAATTTCACAGACAATAGGCATATTATTGAAAGTAAGTATATTAGGCAGGTCATTTTAGGGAACTGTAATCCGAAGAGACACATTACATATGAAAAATACATTATGGATGGAGTTTTATCATATTTAGAAGAGACGATTATTTCAACAAAAAGAGTTGTATTTTTTTCTAATGATGAAATTGTGATTGATGTATCAGATATGGATAAAGAGAAAAGGAAATGGCTTGTGTGTGAAATTTCTTTTGGTATGGAAAACATGCCTATTCCATTAAAAACAGAGTTATTTTCGCTCCATAAGATTTTTGGGACTGACGGATACTGCAAAGAAATCATAAGGCATGACAAAAATAATAAAATTGAGTTCAAATGTTTAGATAATTATATGCTGCCATTTGTAATGAGAAAGTTTTTAGGTGAAGAAATTACTGATAATGACAAGGTATTTTATCACGAAGGGTTGCTTTCGAAATTTATTGAGATACCTAAAATAGAAGTGAATATGGATGTAAAAACTTTGAAGGACATAGTATAAGAAAGTAAAAAATTATTATTTTGGAGGAAAAATGTTTGGACATTTTAAGAGATTTAAAAGAACTTATGTATGATGATAGAGAACACCATTTAAAAGTGGAAGTATCTTATGAGGGTGTTAAGATATACTTAGATTATGACCCAAATCAAGAGCATAGGAAGGCTTGTATTATTCCAATTTTTTATGAAGCATCAGAAGATCTCATATATTCCAGATAATGAATTGAAAGATGGGTTCAGGACGCAAGAATTTGGGATTACATTGGGAGAGATTGTTTTAATTAAAAGAATCATGGAATATCTGGAAATCCATAAGCCAGAAATATATGAAATTTGTTATGGGTATAACTGCGAAGATAGAAGAAATGTAGAATAATTATCTAAATTGATAGGGAGGGATATGGGTAATGGGAAGAAAAGCACTAACAAATCGGTTTAGGGGACTGAGATTTAATTATAGGGTTCAAAAAAGGACAGAAGCCCTCATGGATAAATTTCCAACGATAATAGATTTTTTGGAAACTGATTTCCCCAAAAATAATAACTCATTGTCTCCTACATACGATACTGAAATTTTTAATGTGACTTGGAATTGGTATGTTGCTGACATAAATAAAAATGTAAAAACCATTTCAGATTTGAAGAAAATCCTATTAGGAGAATGCTTAATTACAAGCAATAATATTACTGTTGGTAATCCACATAAAAGTAAGAAAACACATCAGAAATATGAAAGAAAATCAATCCATTCTATAGATGAAATAAGAGAATTAACGAAAGATGTGTTATTTGAAAAATTTAAGCAAAATGCAAAAGTAGAGTTAGATGGAGATTTGATAAAAGGGAATTCTAAAAGATATCAATTGTTTTTTACAAAAGGGATGAAATGTGTATCCTGTGGAATTGAGGGGAAATATTTTGCGAAAGAAAGAACAGAAGGTGATATATCGTATCATTTGAACTTATATGGTATAGATAATAACGGAAATGAAGTGTTAATGACAAAAGACCATATAATCCCAACGAGCAAAGGCGGGAAAAATAAATTGGAAAATTTTCAGACAATGTGTGTTTGTTGTAACCAAGAAAAAGGAAATACAGTTTATATTCGTTAATCCGAAGTAGGCTACCAGGCTAAGATAACGTAAACAATCAAGTTTCATAAGTACTAGTGAAGCGAATGAAACAATAGTTGCAATATCTGCTACTATAGGCAACACCTCCTTTACGAATAGTGAATAAAATGTCCCATGATGCTATCACTATCTCTATTTGGATCTTTGCCTGGTGTCTACCAAGGGACAAAAACAGTATATAATATAGATAAAGTCAAGAAAATGGAGGGGAATTATGGGTATGTATTCTTATATACAGGGATTAAAACCAAAAACAGAAGAATATGAAAAGAAATTACATATTTGGAAAGCATGTGAAGAAATTGGCATATCTCAACCTAAAGAACTATTAAGTTTCTTTGATGGAGAAATATGCGAAGATGGAATTGTAGCGGAATTGCCAAAAGAAGCGATTAGAGAATACTCTGACGATAGCTGTAGAGAATATTTTGAGGTAGATTTGACCAAAATTCCATCAGATATAACGAAAATCAGATTTCTGAATTCATATTAAAAAAGAAAGGAAAAATCGGAAGTTCCTATAGGTGAAAAGTGCGCACGGCTTATGATGGTAAGCGAAATGGAACAGAATATTATCAATGGGTATTGTGGATACATAACAACAATTAAAGAACTTAGAAAGCATAGTAATGCAGATAGGTTGTTATGCGCAACAGTTTTTGGAAATAACGTAATCGTAGATTTATCGTATAAAGAAGGACAAAGAGTAGTCTATTTCCCTGTAGATGGGCAGTTAAGTGAAGAATTTGCCATTGAGAATAATCTTGTCAGGTTAAAAGATGAGATGGGAATAATGTTGGTGGTTATCTTGACCCCAACAAAAGGAATATTACTGCTTTAAAATTAAGGGGTGAGAAATCAGATGGATTGGTATTGCCAATCGAAAGGTTGGGAAAATATGTGGATATTGAAACCTTATCTGACGGTGATAAAGTTTCTGTCCTGAATGGACATGAGATTTGCAGGAAGTATATTCCAAAGACAAATAGAAGAAGTAATGCCACACACGATAACAAGAAAAAGAAGAGAAAAGATGAAAAGGAAATAATTTCGTATCCATTCTTTAAAGAACATAGCGACACAGAGCAACTTGCATATAATAAAAATGCATTCAAGCCAGGAGATACTTGCTATATAACGCTGAAGATGCATGGAACATCGAATCGCACGGCGAATGCTATTGAGGTGAAAAAAAGAAAAAGAAATCTTTTCCTAAAAAAAGTATTCAAACTGAATGATAAAGAAATTCGTAAGTTTAAGATTGTTAGCGGAACTAGAAGGAAAGTTTTAAAAGATTATAATGGTGGATTTTATGGGAGTAATAAATTCAGGGAAAAATATCAGAATTTCTTCAAAGACAAGCTTCCCAAGGGAGTAGAAATATTCTATGAAATTGTTGGGTATACAGAAGGCGACCAAACAATAATGGGAAGATGTTCCAATAAAAAAGTAAAAGATAAGGAATTTGAGAAGAAGTATGGGAAAGAAACGGTATTTTCATATGGATGTAAGCCAGGAGAAAACGATATTTATGTGTATCGTATGACTATGACAGGAGAAGATGGGTTTACTGTAGAAATTCCATGGGAACAAGTTCAAATTGAATGTGAGAAATTAGGAGTTAAATGCGTTCCCACATTTGAAAAGTTTGTCTTTACTACATGGGAAGATTTAATGGAACGTGTAGAAAAATATTATGATGGGGAAGACCCGATTGGAAAGACACATGTAAGGGAAGGTGTTGTAGTGAGGATTGACAATAGGGAAACATTTAAGGCATATAAACATAAAAATTTTAGCTTTAAAGTCCTTGAAGGAATTATTAAAGACAGTGCAGATGCCCCAGATATGGAAGAAGCGGAGGAGTTGATTATAAATGAATGACGTAAAACCAACTTTTATCATGATGGTAGGTTTGCCAGGTTCTGGTAAATCTACCTATGCAGAAAAAATAGCAGAAGAATCGGATGCAATAATCTGTAGTTCGGATATGATTAGGAAAGAATTATATGGGGATGTAAATTCTCAGGATAAAAATGTGGTTGTATTCTTAACATTACATAGGAGGATTAAGGAACATTTAAGTAATGGGCGTAATGTAATATATGATGCCACAAATATTAGTTCAAAAAGGCGTAGGGCATTCCTCAAAGAATTAGAGAGGATTGTATGCATTAAAAAATGTGTAATTATGGCCACTCCATTTGAAGAATGTCTTGAAAAGAATAAACAAAGAGACAGGGTGATTCCAGAAGATGTTATTTGTAAGATGTATAAAAACTGGAACACACCATATTGGTTTGAAGGGTGGAATGAGATTAAAATTGTATTTAACAAAAGACAAGAATGGAGGAATATTGAAGATTGGGTTGAAAAATATTCAAATTATGACCAGAATAATCCACATCATTCAATGGCTCTTGGGGAACATTGTAAAGCAGTTGAGAGCAAAATCGGAAGCGATAAGGAACTAAAATATGCTGCCCTTTTACATGACTGTGGAAAACCATTTACAAAATCATATTTGAATTGTAAAGGAGAAGAAACAGAAATAGCGCATTATTATCAACATCATTGTGTGGGAGCGTATGAAAGCCTGTTCTATTCTTATCCAGAAAATATTGATAGGCTTTATGTTTCAACTCTGGTTAATTTGCATATGTTCCCATATTTTTGGGAAAATGATAAGAAATACGGTGTAAAGACAATGAGTAAATGGATGCATATTTGGGGAGTTAAGCTGTGGTCGGATGTAATGCTGATGCATTATGCTGATAAAATGTCGAATTAACATAGTGGAAGTATAATACATTTTTTATTGACGTGACAGATAAAAATAAAGTAAATTTCATTGTGGAAAGCGGGGATATTAAGTGAAATTCTTAGAAAAATTGTATTTTTGGATTTTTGGATCTGTATGTCTGATTTGTGTATTTATATGGAGTATTTGTTGGTTTAGTAAGGAGTTGTTCGTTGCAGTAATTGATAATATAAAAAATGTTGGAGATTGAAAGTGGACATGGTTAATAAACAGGTAAAAAAAGGAAGTATATAGCAGTGATTATATAGGGATAAAGGTTTAGTAAAAAGGTGGTTATAGTATATATGGCATGGTATGCATTATGGAAATGGTATTTTCCGTGGAGTAAACGAGACTACCCAGATATAAACAGTTATTGTTCTTGTATAATTCACCCAGAAAAGAAAGTTTACTGGAGAATAATTACAATTGATGAATATGCTGCTGGTTTTTATGATAAGTATGGGTATATGAAATATTATAGTCATAATTAAGTAGAAGGTGGGATGGAAATGGATAAAAAAGTAAGTATGGATATTTTAGATGAATGTATTAGTTGGCTGCAAAATGCATCAGATGTTCAAATTGAAACAATGAGAGATATTTATAGAGAAGAAAAGAAAGTATTCATCCCAAAGGAAGAGGATTTAGAAATTTTATTGCCATCTCAAATGAAATAGAATTGATAAAGAGGAATATATGAATAAGATAATTGTCATTTATTGTATTTTATTCGAAATAAGTATGTTTTTGATAATAATATATTCAGCACTATGCGAAGAAAAATAAGTGAGGTCAATGTGCCAGACCTTATTAAATTTGGCACTTTATTGTTATATATGTTCTATATAAGATCAATAGAAAGGAGGGAAATATGGCTGTAGCAATAACAATTATCTTGGTAGTTGCAATTATATGTGTATCAATGTTGATTGGGGGATATGTTTGCTTGTTGGGACGATGGAATAAAAATGTTTTCAGGTTCTAAATATGATGAACGCATATCGCGACTAGAGAAAGAAATGAAAGAGTTAAAGGAGGGAAAATGAATCCAGTACTTATATTTTTGATTTTTGCTGTAGCAGGTGTTTTATGGTTCTTATTGTCATTCGCATTCTTTCCGTTTGGGAAATTTGTACATAGGATATGGAAAGATGCGGTTGATGAAATGAATAAAGAAGAAAAAAATGAAAAGGAGAAAAAAGAATGAAAAAAGGGTTTTTAGGTTCAGTTGTTTTAGGTATTTTGATTTTTGGAGGCATTATTTTATGGATTGTGTGCATGAAGCGAGTGCCAGCAGGATATGCAGGAGTACTTTACAATATGAACGGAGGAATTGAGAAAGACACGCTTGATAACGGATGGCATTTTGTCCCACCAACAAAGAAGCTTACAGTTTATTCTGTTGGAATTGAACAGTCATATTTAACATCTGAAGATAAAGGGGACTCACCTAAAGATGAAAGTTTCTCAACCCCTACAGCAGACGGTAAGTCATTAACAGTAGACCTTGAATTTTCTTATATGTTTGACAGGAATAAGATTTCGGACACTTTTGTAAAATTTAAGGGACAAGATGGAAAGACCGTAAAGGACACATTTATTAAACCTAAAATGAAAGCCTGGACACAAGAAGTCACAGCAAAATATCCTGTAACAGATGTATTTGGAGATAAGAGGCAAGAACTCAACGAAGAACTTGATATATATCTTAAGGGGAAATTTAAGCCATATGGGATTGTCATTGATACTGTAAATTTTACAAATATTGATACAGACAAAGAGACTAAGGCGGCCATCCAGAAGAAAGTAACTGCACAGCAGGAAAAGGAACTGGCTCAGATTGAAGCAAACACAGCGAAGATCAATGCAGAAAAGGACAAGCAGGTTGCTTTGATTGAAGCGGAAAAGAATAGGGAAACAGCCAAGATCAAAGCAGAACAGGCAAAGATTAAGGCACAGGGCGAAGCAGATGCTAAAAAGATTAGTGCGAATGCAGAGGCAAAAGCGAATAGAAAGATTGCAGAGTCGTTGACTCCAGAATTAATTCAAAAAATCAAGTATGAAAAATGGAACGGAAAAGTACCAAAAGTCGAAGGGACAGCGACTCCAATCATTAGCATGGGAGAATAACTTATATTTATTATACACTGCGTAGGCTGATATCTGCGCAGTGTATGGAAAGGAAAGAATTATGGGATTATTTAACAAATTATTTGATAAAACAGTGAAAAACAAAAATGGTGAAGATAATAGTGCCAGTAAAAGCGGCGTTGATTTGAAAAAAGCAGATCAGGAATTAGAAAAAGTATTCGTAAGTTTATCAAAGCCTGGAAAAGTTGATCTGTTAAAACATACTGCAAAAGTAGCGTTTGCAATGGATTATTCTGGCTCTATGGATTGGTTATGTCAAAACGGGACAGTTCAGGATACTATTACAAGGCTTTTGCCAATTGCATTAAGGTTTGACGATGATGGTGAACTGGAAACTTGGATTTTTTCAGATGGAAAAGAAAAGTTAAAGGCAGTTAATCTTTATAATTATAAGAATTATGTGAAGGAAGTTATGTTAAAAGCAAAGATGCGTATGGGTGGTACAAATTATGCGCCAGCATTGAAGGATATTGCTAATTATTATAAAAAGTCTAGTAAGATTCCGGCATTTATTATTTTTGTTACGGATGGAGAAAATTTTGACAAAACTGATACGGACAAGATTATAATAGAACTTTCAGAATATAATATGTTTATTCAGTTTGTAGGGATCGGGAATGAAAGATTTAGTTATCTCCGTTCATTGGATGATATGAAGGGAAGGAAACACGATAACACAGGATTTATTTCAATTAAGGATATAAATGAGATGAATGATGAAGATTTATATACAGAACTTCTTAAGCAATATATAAACTGGCTCAACGGGAAGCAATAAAATATTTTGTAAGGAGAACAGATAGCGATGATTTACACGAGTTATTTTGCAAAATTAAAAGAGTTAGAAAAAAATGGTATTGTACCAATTTCAATCTGTGCCAAAGCTCCTGATTGGTATAAAGGATTACAGTATAAGAAACTGGCTCCGAAATACTGGTTCTTTATGGAGTGGAAGAAAACCCATGACAATGAATATTATATAAAGCATTACAAAGCAGAGGTTCTGGAATATTTGAACGTTATTAAGACACTGACAGAACTGCAAATGCTACTTCCGTATGAAATTAAAGAAAGAATGCAGGATGAGTTTTATAATAGTGCAGAACATCATGTCGCCTTACTCTGTTATGAAAAGCCGTCTGATTTTTGCCACAGGCATTTAGTGTCTGAATGGCTGAACGAAAATGGATACAAATGCAAAGAATGGGGGACAGGAGAAGCCTGAAAACATATTTGTGGAAACTGTAACTCTGGTACATTGGACAGGAGGATACATAATTGAAAATAAGAGGAGATTTTGTAACGAACAGCTCTAGCAGTAGCTTTATAATAGGCAAAAAAGATGATGAGTATGTGACGATAGAATCCGTATTTCAACGGGTAAAGAGACTGTACCTAGGGTATCTTTCTAACCGTGATAAACTTATAAAATATGCTTTAGGAAACCAAAATTTGGGCATTGCCTATGATGAGACAAATCCTGAGTATAATTGCTTTATATTCACAAGAGACAATACTTGGGATGAAAAGGAGGCTTTAAACAGGAGTATTGAAAAATCTTTTGGGGTTTCCTTATGGGATGCCTTTGATAAAGATTATGGATGGCTGGAATGTAGCACTTATGAGGATTATGAGGAATACTGGTTGAAAAAGTTTGGAGATGACGAGTACAAGGGACATGCCCCATTTACAATTGCAGATTTTATTGAGCAGAAAACTATTAAATGGCTGCATTTTAAGCCTATTGGGGGAAATGAACAGGAACATGAAATAGGAACTGAATCATATGTTTTCCAGTGGTACTTTGAGTTTTATGAAGAAGCGTTTGAGAACTCTTGCGACACATGTAAGAAATCAGAATGCTGGTGTGATAAAGAAGAATGTGAATTACAAAGAGATCTCATAAAACTGAAAAATCCTCCTGCAGATAAAGCCTGTCTATTTATGTTAGGACGTGTCTGTATTTATTCAGAATGTGGGTATATACCAAGTTATGTTGTAAATAGGCTTGTAAGTATTTCGGAATATTCGTGCAATCATATGGGATGATTGATGGCTTCTTAAAAATTATGCACAACTAAATTAAGGATGGGGCTGAGAAAATGATAAGAAAAATAGATAAGAAGAATAAATTTATATCTTTGTTTAATCCGAATACAGGATTTTACATGAGAAGTGGAGTTATTGAAGATGGCAAAGACACAGGAAAAGATCCTTTTATGGCTTCATTTCCAGAATTATTAGATATCGGAATAATGGGAAGCTGCAGGCATGGGCAAAATGGGTTATGTATTAAAGCAGGGGTTCAGTGCTATCAGAACGGCTTGGAGACAAAATATCCGAATATGTCTTTCGAAAATTTTAAAAGAATTGTGGATGAGTGCAAAGGGAAGACTTTTCAGTTTAGTTTAGGTGGGCGAGGCGATGTAGACCAACATGAGGATTTTGAGAAGATACTAAGATATTGCAGAGAAAATGGTATTGTGCCAAACTTTACATCATCTGGTCTTGGGTTTAATGAGAAAATTGTTTCACTTTGTAAGGAGTTTTGCGGAGCAGTGGCCATCAGCTGGTATCGCCAGGAACATACATATAAAGCAATTCAAATGCTACTGGACGCAGGAGGCAAAACGAATATTCATTATGTGTTGGGGAATAACTCGATTGATGAGGCAATTGAACGATTAAAAAATAACGATTTTCCTAAAGGTATCAATGCAATTATATTTCTTTTGCATAAACCTGTAGGGTTAGGGCAGCAATCAAACGTATTGAAATATGACGATGATAGGCTGAAGGAGTTTTTTGATATTATTGATTCGGGGGAGTTTGATTTTAAGATTGGTTTTGATTCATGCACAGTTCCGGCACTTATCAACTTTACACACAATATCAATGAGGATAGTTTTGATACTTGTGAGGGCGGCAGATGGAGCATGTATATTACATCCGATATGAAAGCATTACCTTGTAGTTTTGATAACCAGGAAATGAAATGGGCTTATGACATATCTAATGATACTATTCAAAATGCATGGGATAGTGAACAGTTTGATGACTTTAGAAACCATTTTAGAAAATCATGTCCTGGATGCACAAGGCAGGCAGAGTGTCGTGGTGGCTGTCCTATTAGGAGAGAGATTGTTTTATGTAATAGTGATAAAAAAGAATTATTGTAAAAGAATTGGAAATGGCGGTGTTAAAATGAAAGTTAGACAAGATTTTGTAACAAACAGTTCTTCATCCAGTTTCTTAATTTGTAAGAAAAATTTGAGCGAAGAACAAATAGAAGCAATAAGAGAAAACCGAGAGATGGGGGAGCGTCTTGGGCTGTCTTGGGTTGATGATTCATGGCAGATAGATGAAAATGATACATTTATCTCCGGTTATACATCAATGGATAATTATAGTATTGGTGAGCTTTTTAATATCATTGGAGTAAATGCTTCTGCTATAACATGGGGTGAATATCCATTCAACATAGGAAGTATTATTGATGATAGTGAAGAACCAATACAGAACAACAAGAATTGGCAAAAAATATTGGAAGATATAAAAAATGGTGTTCCAAATTGTAACAATGAAGATGATGAGTTAGATAAACTTATTGAAGGGATTGGAGATGATTAAATGAAAGTGAGAAATGACTTTGTAACAAATTCGAGCAGTAGCAGCTTTATTATTGCAAGGCATCAAGATTGCAGTTATGAAGAAGTAAAAAATAGTGTCGAAAGACAAAAGGAAAAGATAAAAATCTTCTTGACAGAGATATAAGACATATTTATACATACAATGAAGAAATCATATCAGAATATATTTCTGGAGATAAGGAGAAGGCAGTTGAGTTAGCGATTGAAGAAATTATAGATTGCTTATGTACGTTTAAAGGTAAAACAAATATGGATTTAGGAGAATAGCCTATAACTGCAGAAGAAATGGGGACAGAAAATGGGGAATTTTTTCTGGTGTCATGTATGAATTTGGCATTTGTTTACAAGTGAGTACCTTAAAATAGGATAATTTTTTTGCAAATAAATATAAATAAAAAACATATAGAAAGGGGAAATACGTTAAATTTGATAGATATATACAAAATAATGGATGAAAGCGAGGTGCCTAATAATACGGATTTCTGTGATAATATATTGATATGTGGAGATTGTCTAAATGTCATGGGTTATATCCCAGACAAATCTATAGATTGTATTATTACCGATCTTCCGTATGGTTAGCACTACACGATGTAAGTGGGATATAGTTATTCCATTTGATTCCTTATGGAAACAATATAACAAGATTATCAAAGACAATGGAGCAATAGTATTATTTGGGACAGAACCATTTTCAAGCCATTTGAGATTAAGCAATCTGAAAAATTACAAATACGATTGGATATGGGACAAAGTAAAAGGAACAGGATTTCTCAATGCTAAAAAACAGCCAATGAGGAATCATGAGTTAATTAGTGTTTTTTATAAAAGGCAATGTAGATATAATCCCCAAAAAACATATGGGCATAAGTTGAAAAAATCTTATCGTAGTAAAAAGTTACAAACTGAGGTATATAATGAAATGAAAAATGATTGTATGTATGAGTCTACAGAACGATACCCCAGGAGTATTCAAGTGTTTTCCGCTGATACTCAAAACTCATCATTGCATCCCACCCAGAAGCCAGTGTCATTGATTGAATATTTGATTAAAACCTATACAAATGAGAATGAAATAATACTTGATTCATGTGCTGGTAGCATGACGACTGCTATAGCTGCAATTAATACAAATAGGAAAGCAATTTGCATAGAGAAGGATAAAGATTTATTTAATATTGGGAAGAAAAGGATTATGGATTATATGAAGAAAAAGAATGAGAATTAAAAGATAATTCGCTTGGAGGTATAACATGACAAATTTGAATAAAACAAGGGAAGAAATTATCTATGAGTTGTTAATATCTTTAAATCAAGGGGATTGTGGGTATTTATGGGTTGGTAAAGAAGCAACTCCAAAAATAGATTTAGCAATAGCTCAGTATGATGCGCTAGTAAAAAGAGGGGTAATAAAGGAAGTATGAATTATAAAATTTTAATACTTATTGGGATGGTATTTTGTCATATAGTAGATGACTATTATTTGCAAGGATTTCTGGCATCTGCAAAACAAAAAGAATGGTGGGTAAAAAATTATCCAGATTCTTTATATAGATATGACTATATAGCTGCTTTATTTATGCATAGCTTTAGTTGGACAACTAGTATTTTTGTTCTGCCAGCATTGTATAATTTATTTCTTAACAGAGAATCATCTTTAATGATTTTTGTTGGAGTTTTTATTTCTAACATATTAATTCATATGTTTGTGGATAATTTAAAGGCTAACAAAAAGAAAATAAATTTGTTACAAGATCAGATTATACATATTATTCAAGTTATAATTACATGGATATTGTTTGTATTTTAATATTAAATCAAAACTAGATGATTTATAGGGAGACGTCCCAATCAAATAAAATAATAGAAAGGATTACATAAAGTAACCGGTTATTATGCGTGTACACGCCTTATGGAATGATAAGGATGGGAAATAAACGCAAAATAATCGGGGGGGGGTATAATTATTCTGATAATTTACCTTCTTCCGAAAAAGAAACAGAAAAAAATGATACCTATACAAATGAAGACTTAAAAATAATGCAAGGTTGGAGTTTGGATAGGAAGATACAGGTATCACAGGCAAAAGTTTTAGAATGGTATAAGAAATGGGAAGGGCAGATATATGTCTCGTATTCTGGAGGCAAGGACAGCACTGTTTTGCTTCATTTAGTAAGAAGAGTACTCCCAGATGCAGAAGCTGTTTTTGTAGATACAGGGCTTGAATATCCGGAATTAAGGGAACATGTAAAAACAGTTGATAATGTCACTTGGTTAAAACCTAAAATGAATTTTAAAGAAGTAATAAAGAAATATGGGTATCCACTTATATCAAAAGAAGTATCTCAACAAATTTATGAAATAAAGCACACAAAATCAGATTATCTTAGAAATAAAAGATTATATGGAGATGAAAAAAGAAAATGCGGAAAGTTACCAAATAAATATAAATATTTATTAGAAGCCCCATTTGAGGTGTCCAGTTCATGCTGTGAAGTAATGAAAAAATCTCCATTGTTTTCATATGAAAGGAAAAGCGGCTGTCATCCATATGTGGGAACTATGGCTGTAGAATCAAGATTACGCAAGCAAAGTTGGATAAAATATGGATGTAATGCATTTGATTTAACACATCCCAAATCAAGACCGCTATCTTTTTGGAATGAACAAGATGTTTTAGAATACATACTTCGTTATAATTTATCTATTCCGCCTGTGTATGGAGATATTAAGAAAGATAATAACGGGAATTTGTTTACTACCAAATGTCAAAGGACAGGATGTGTTTTCTGTGCATATGGGTGTCATTTAGAGAAAGAGCCAAATAGATTTCAAAGACTGAAAGAAACCCATCCGAAATTGTGGGAATATTGTATGAAACCTTGGGATGAGGGTGGATTGGGGATGAGGGAAGTTCTTGAGTATATAGGGGTTAATATTGAATAATTTAGAATAAATAGAGGAGGGATGAGGTTTGGTATACCAGTTAAATGCGCATTTACTCCTAAATCATATATGGGAAATGAATATATAAAATCGCCGTAAACTATGTTGGTGGAAAATACAAGTTATTGTCTCAAATTATGCCGCTATAATGAGAATAATCAATGGAATGAGAAAAATGAACAGGAACTTTTAAAATTATTAGATTTTCTTAATACTAAGAGGGTTAAATTTGCATTAAGTAATAATTTAAAGTATTATAACCCAATATTAGAGCAATGGAAGGAGAAATACCATGTTTATTATTTGAATGGAAATTATGGAAATTGTAATTACCAGAAGAAAGACAAAAGCAATGATATAGAAGTTTGGATTTAGATAAAGATATTGAAGATGTAGAAGAGTATTTAAAAAATGTTGACTCATATGTAGAAATTTGTATTAAAACAAAGAAAAGTAATGTAGATAAAATCAAGGAATATGCAGAAAGTTTAGAACGGAAATAGTATTGAAACCGATATGAAGAATCTCCATATAGAGGTACATATATAAATCTAGCTGCATGGTGTAATCAACCATCTGCATTTAAGAAGAAGTCATATAAAGAATTTGTTAAATATCAACAGTCAAGGCACCAAAAAGAATGTTCCGAAATGAGATATTTGAAACAAGTTGAAAAAGATATTCCTGAGTTGGCAAAGAAATATTTTGATATGAAATTTATGGATTTTGAATGATCAGATATTGGAGGAAAAATTATGAGAGTGCAACAGATTCCGAATTATGAATTAATTATAAAGACAAACAGTTATACGGGAAATTTTGAAAGAGAACTAATAAGTTATGCCTTGGGAACGCTTGATAATGTCCAGATGGAAATGGGTAATTTTCATGGCGATTATGAAATGGATTTGTTTTGGGAAGAGGAATTCAGTTCTAAAAGAAAAGATTACTATGATGATTATGAGTTAAAAGACGAATATTTAATGGAAACATATCAAGATGTTGATGATTGGGAACAGATGACATTTTATCATATGACAGATGAGTGTAATTCATTAGCAATTCAGTTGGTAAAACCCTTAAATGAGTACTGGGAAGAAATTGTTATTAGAAGAATCAAAAAGTTTTTTGATGAGCGTCCATGCAGATATAACTATACATTGTCTGAAGGCACAAAATTGGTAGATTTATATCTGATTGATTCAAATGAAAATAGAATCAAAGATTATATGTGAGGTAACAAAACCAGAGATTCATCGGTAAATTAGAAAAATTTTAAGGAGGAAAAGAGATTTGACATGTCGTAAAGTATACTTTGCTCCTGATAAATTTGATAGAACTGAAGAGAGAAAAGAAATCTGATAAAGATGTGCAATATTTAATGTCTATTCATTATTCACATCCAAAAGGATTTGTAGGTAGACAGTTAATTTATAATATTTTTGACGAAAATGAATTTGTTGGTGTTATTGTTGGTGGATCAGCAACATTACACTTACCAAACAGAAATGAGTTTTTTGAAGAAGATTATTACATAAATGGAATTATTAATAACAATTTCTTTCATTTGATAGACAATCATGGAGATAGAAATTTAGGAACAAAGGTGTTATCTAAATGGAGAAAACAAGTAGTACTTGATTGGGAGGAGAGGTATAAAGATAAAGTAATTGGTTTTGAAAGTCTTGTAGAATTGCCAAGGACGGGTGCTATATACAAAGCTGATAACTGGACTTTAATAGGACAGACTAAGGGGTTTACATGTAGGAGGGTTCCAGGACATGAGATAGGTGTATTTACTGGTGGGAAAAGAGTGTGGAATACAAAGCCGGATGAATTAAAACCCAAGTTGGTGTTCTGTAAAAGGCTTTGAAAGGTTAATTTCAACAGGACAACTTATTAAAAAAGAATATAAAATCAGAAAGGAAAACAAAGTGTAGCTACTGTGAACCATATGGACTTTCTGGTGAACAAAATAAAATACGTTGGTAGTAAAAATAGATTAGCAAAACATTTAGTGCCGATTATCCAATCTTATATTACAGAAGATACAAAAGGATATTTAGAACCATTCGTAGGCGGTGCTAATATGATTGATAAAATTCAATGTAATCATAAGATTGGCACAGATATCCATAAATATTTAATTGCAGTTTTAAAAAAAATAGAAAGAGGCTGGATCCCTCCAAAGGAATTTACAGAAGAGGAATATAGAGAAATACAATTTAACAAAGAGAAATATCCAGATTATTTAGTTGGTTACGTAGGATTTCAATTATCATATGGCAGCAAATGGTTTGGAGGTTATCGAAGGGATAAAACTGGGAAAAGAAATTATTCTTTAGAAGCATATAATAATACGATAAAACAGATTCCGAATTTAAAAGGCATAAAATTTGGACAATGTGATTTTAAAGATTTGCCTTTAGAGAAGATAAAAGACTATGTTATTTATTGCGATATTCCTTATCGTGGAACCACGAAATATAAAACAGAAATATTTTCATACGAAGAATTTTATGACTGGGTTAAATCGGCGAGTGAAAATAATGTTGTATTGATAAGCGAATATTCAATGCCAGAGGAATTTACCTGTATCTGGTCTAAAGAAACAAAGACCCTTTTAGACTGCAATAAAAGTAAATCGGATGATGCCAATATTAGGATGGAAAAACTGTTTACATATAACAAAGGCAGGTTGCTCTAAGATTGTTTTATTCCAAAACGGAGGGAAAATATGTTGTAATGGGAAATAAAAGAATGTAGATTTGAAGAAGGAACATTTAAAATTGGTCATACAATATATTTAGAGGATAATATACAACACCACTTTGGTTTTCATAGAAAATGTGGATATTGCGATAATACAGGAGAGATTTTGTATAGATATAAAAAGTTTACTTGTCCTGAATGTAAAGGTGAATTTGAACATAAAGAAGTTATAGAAAAAATAGTTAGCAAACCTATAAAGATTGGAGCCAGTATACGTTTAAAAAATAGTAAAAATCATTAGAAATATATACAACTGACGATGATGGCTACGGATTAATAATCAATAAGAACCCTGGCATAGGTGTTTTTGCAAACAAAAAGGAAGCCCAAGAGTCGTGTGATAAATATAATAAGGAACATAACGTGAGTTTTCTATTAGAGAAATACAACCTTCAAAAAGAAATGGAAAATAGCTAACAGGGGAGGCAATAATTTGGATAAGATATATGTGATTGTGGTGATGGAAAATTTGAAAATTAACGAAAAATGAAGATTCCTGAGTTCGGATGCTCCTAGGTTGTTGGATGGTATCAAAATTTTGAGAACGCTTATTCATCAGTTACAGAAAATTGCTGTGATATAAATGAGAGATGCTATAATTATGCGCTTATAGAAGAAGTCTATGAAGGATTATATAATCCAGCAGTAAATAGATGGTGGTTTAAATTTGATTGGACAAAAGAAGAATATATAGAGATTAAAGATCCTGAATTTGTAAAAGAAACTTGTGGCTTCACAATTTTGCGATAAAAGGAGGAAATCATGAAATTATTTTTTGATACAGAATTTACAGGACTGTATAAGGGAACAACCCTTGTCAGCCTGGGAATTATTGCAGAGGATGGCAAGAAATTTTATGCAGAATTTACAGACTACGATAAAACTCAATGTGATGATTGGATTAAGAAAAATGTAATAACCAATACAGTGATTGGCGGGAATAATACTCTTTATGAGTTGCATCAAAACATGAAAAATCTTATTGTTTCGGTCGGAACAAAAAAACAAATTCGTAGCGAACTATTAAAATGGCTGCAACAGTATGCAGATATTCAGTTTCTGTCCGATGTGAGTCACTATGATTTTGTCTTACTGATTGATATTTTCGGCGGTGCGTTTGATTTACCTGGGAATGTGTCAGCGGCTTGCCATGATATCAATCAGGACATTGCAAAGCATTATGGTATTTCTGACAGAGAAGCCTTTGATAAGAGCAGAGAAGATATTGTTTCCGAACTGTGCGGGCAACAAATTGAGGGAGAAAAACATAATGCCCTTTATGACGCAGAGGTTATCAAGGCAATTTATGAAGAATTATATAAAATAATGGATTAGGAGAGACATATGGTAAAGTATTTTTGTGATTTTTGCAAGAAAAATTCTAAGACAGAAAGCATTGAACTTCCAACCTTAGAGTGTAGGGGGATTGGATTTTTACAATGAGTCTGTTTTTGATGTTACAATAAAGAAATTTGATATTTGTATAGAATGTTTAGAGTAAATAGCAAAAGAAGTTTATAAGAAAACAGAATCGAGGTAAAAATATGGTCGAATCGTTAAAAATAAGTGAACTAAAAAATGTAATAGAAGGACTATTAGAAAAATGTAATCCGAGAGGGGAAGTTGCTGTCATTTCTTCCCAATATGGAATAGATGTGTTTTCCGAATTAGAAGAGGAACTTGGTGATAACTACATATTTGAAAAGTTGGCAGTACCAGAAAATTATCTTTGTGGCAACGATACTATTATCTTTGTTCCCAGCAATAAAATAAAATATACAAATAAAAGTGAAACTGTAGACAATTTTCCCCTAAAAAGTCAATTAAGAGAAAAATAATTATGAGATATAAATATCCAAGAACTTATCATTTGCCATATTCAAAAGGGCATACAAGTGATGATAAGGTATTGAAAAATGATAACCAATTCCGTGGGAAAGAAGTAGTGATAACAGAAAAAATGGATGGCGAGAATACGACTATCTATAAAGATTATTATCATGCAAGAAGTATAGAATCATCACATAAAGACTACCATTCTTGGCTCTTAAATTATATAAGATATTTTCAGTATTTAATTCCAGAGGGATATAGGATATGTGGAGAATATCTGTATGCACAGCATTCGATAAAATATATTGATTTAAAATCGTTTTTTCTGGTGTTTTCAGTGTGGGAAAGCAATAGATGCTTATCATGGGATGATACAGAAAAATTTTGCGATATGATAGGGGTTGAAACAGTTCCTGTATTATATAAAGGTATTTATGACATAGAAAAAACAGTTGGAATTGCAAGAGAAATTGTCAAACAAGGGGGTGAGGGGATAGTGGTTAGAAATACAGACTCTTTTATGTATAACGACTTTTGTAATAATGTTGCAAAATATGTTAGAGAAAACCATATCCAAACAGATGAGCATTGGGATGTGCAAACGACAAAGAAAAATAAATTAAAAAAATGACAAGGAATTTTATGCGGTGGAGGAATAGACATCTATGTAAACAGATGGTAAAAAGAAACAGATAGAGTGCTGCTTCATGATCCGAAGTGAGCGAGATATCAGCTAATAATTAGGCGTTTCTTAATTGTAGACTCTAGGGAAAGGTTCTGTAGTAGCCGAAGGGTGAATCTGGTATAGGAAAGTGAGTAGTGTGGCAGAACTATGTGAAGTGCAAATCTTCACCCGCATAATTCTATGAAAGGAGTGTTAGTATTATGGCATTAACGAAAAAACAGGAGAAGCAAATAAATAGAGAAATTAAATCAACTTTAGAAGAAGTCCGTTTTCAAGAATTAAAAGCTGGTGCTGCAGGTATTCTTGGAGCAGTCCTCGATATGTGTAATAGCGGTAAGATGAATGAAGATATCGTTAAAGATATTAGGGACTTCTGTGAAAAATTTTTTGGTATAAAAAGTTGAAATAAAGGAGATGGATTGTTTGGTTAAAGTATTTACACATACAGATTTAGACGGCATTGGATGTGCAATATTAGCAAAATTAGCTTTTCGGGGTAATGTTGATGTCGAATATTGCAATTATGATGAAATCAATGAGAAGATATCGGATTATATAAGTAACAACGATAATAAAAATTTAATTTACATTACAGATATCAGCGTAAATGAAGAAGTGGCAAAACTATTAGATAAAAGAGGTAATGCTCAATTATTAGATCATCATCCAACAGCGTTGGACTTAAATAAATATAGTTGGTGTAGAGTGACAGTAGAAGAGCCTGGCGGATTGAAGACATCAGGGACAAAAATGTTTTATCATTGGTTAGGCATGAATGGATGCTTCAATGATGAATTAGAAAATAATAAATTATTAGATGTATTTGTAGAATTGGTTAGAAATTATGATACGTGGAGATGGGCAGAACTTGGTGATGAAGGAATTTTGTGTAAGCAGGTAAATGATTTATTGTACTTATATGGAAGAGAAAAATTTATTTCTTGGTGTATATCGAAAATATTCTGTGGTGATTCTTTCAATTTGGATGATACAGATAAACTCCTCTTAAACATTATACAGAAAGAAATTGACGATTATATAGAAAAAAAGGATAAACAGCTATTTACATTGCCAATATGTGGTTGGATTGCAGGATGTGTATTTGCAGAAAAGTATTTTAGCGAACTTGGGAATAGGTTATGTAAGATGCATCCTGAAATTGATTTTATTGCAATGATTGATATGGACGGGACTGTATCATATAGAACTATTAGAGAAGACTTGAATTTAGGGCAAACAATTGCTAAACAATTTGGAGGAGGAGGGCATCCTAAAGCAGCAGGATCTCAATTCCCAAAAGAAATATTACTAAAAACGATCAAAGAAATTTTTAATAGGGAGTGAATGAAAAATATGGAAGATAAAGATGTGGTTTTAGTAGGATTTGATATTTATAGTTATGTGAAAGAAATTTTTGAAAACTTTGCATTAGGGGATAAGCCAGGTATGAGTAGTGAAGAAAAAGTAGCTTATAAATTAGGCGCAGACAGCGTATTGAGTTTGCTTTCTCAGGTCTTAAATGAAATGACGGGTAAAAATGATGATTTGTATACAGATGCGAATTATATTGCCGTCCATGTGCCAGGACTAAAGACAATGGAAGAGTTTTCTGTAATTGATGAAATTCTTTCAGAGAAACTATCAAATCCTAATAGGGGCAAAAGAGGAAAAACAAAAATATTAGAGCAACGCATAAATGGAGAATATAATTAAAAAATCAGAGAGAGGAACAGTAATATATTGAAGAAGAAATTAGTTGGATTATTATTTGCGGGATGCCTAGGGTGTGGTCTGTTTGCTGGATGTAATACTGAAGCACAAAGAGTAGAATACAACATTTCTCAGGAGGCAGATAATTTTAATATAGTCCGCCAATTGACAGTAATTAATTGTATTGGCGGAGACATATTATTTCAGATGTCTGGAAGGATGTCAATTAAAGCGGATAGGTCTGATAATCAGCTTGAAATAATCGTAGAAAATGGCGGCACATATACAAAACATTTTGTGGGATTAAGTGACAATGTTACATATGTGATTGAAGATTTGAATTTAGGAGCAAACGCAGTTTCTAAATATAAGTACACACTGAATTTTAACCCAAATATGTGGATTCCTGTGAATGTAAAAAGGATTGATTAAAAAAAGAGTAATGTGAATTTTAATAAGGTTATTCCAAAACATATTGTTACTGAAAGAACGATAATTGCTTTGGAATAACGAAAGCACGATTTCCTTGGGTGTCGGAGGTGAAAATATGTATAAAGTGAAACGAGCAATTAGTGATTTCAATAAACATTATTCGGATAGAAAAGTTGCAAAACGAGTAATGAACAAAATTAGGTATAATATTGTGAATCACATTTATGATCAAAGCTCTGTAGGAACGTGGTTTAATGGTTTGACAAAAGGAACAATTAAAATATTAAAAGATAATGGATATATTATAAGAAAATCTGCAAGTGAATCAAATCAATATGCAGTTTTGTTTAAACAATCAGATATCGGACTATCGTTGGATGAATAGATGTTTATTAAATATTAGCATAGAAGGAGAATGTGTAAATGGATTGTAAATATCCGGTTGAAAATAGAAGTTATAAAACATGTATATTGTGTTCTGAGAAAAATATCTGCGAAAATTCAACTATCGTAAATGATACGGCAACATTATTATCCGCAGGTGAAGCACATAAAAAGACAGTAGATAATATTAAAGATTGTTCAACAAAAGAGTTGGCAGAAATCAGTAAAAGAATTAGTGATGCTATCGCAAATGGTAAGTTTTTTATTAGTGGTGATGGCTATTTACAAGATGAAACAACTCAAAGATTAGAAGAACTTAGTTATAAAATTCAGCAGTATTGGAGTATTAGTTGGAAATAATATTCGAAACTGGATTTCATGGTTGATTGAAGGAACGGAGGTAAGTTTATTTGGCAGTAGAATTAAAAGTGAATGTGATAAATTAACTTAAATTGCTTCGCCAAAGCACATTTAAAGATATATATTGTTTCCTTGATGAAGATGTACAGAATGCTCAGAGAGCAAAAGCAACAGAAGTAAAGGTTACTGTTGATAGATGGGGAGAAGGAAGCGTTACTATTGAGAACAATGGTAATATACTTACTAATCCACAGGCATTATTCTCTATTGCAGAAAGCGATTGGGATGAAGAAGTAAGAAATAGTGAAAATCCTTTTGGTATGGGATTCTTTAGCAACATTACTGTCAGTAATCTTATCAATGTTCATTCAGGAAACACATATATCACATTTGATGTAGAAGATATGATTTCTACCAACAATACAGAAATCAAACTAGAAGAAATAGATGAATATTATGATGGATTTAAACTAATTCTTAGAAATTTTGATTTTAATATAGCGAGTGAATATGATATACAGGAGCGTGTAGAAGTTCTCGGAAAATATATTCATGAGTTAGGCATTTATTATAATGGAGAACCAATTGAAGAAAAGGAACTGACAGAGGGTGATGGCAGCAAGTATCAATTTTCTGTAGATGATGAAAATTGCAAAGGTTGGATTGCATTAGGAAATAATTACTCTTGGGGAAATAA